TGAGCTTGCAACGACAATAGGATTAGGATTTCAGGTAATGGATACATGGACAGAAATGTCAGCGATCTGGGAGCAAAGAGCTGTGGCATTCAGGGGAGAATAATAAAATGGACGAGAACCTAGCTAAACTCTTCTCAATCTTTGGACCTCTCGAGGTATATCTGTACTGTCGCACACTAGACAATATACCTGGATGCAGTGCTAAATGGCACATAGGACCAGGTTCTTGCATGGAGGGGTGGGAAATCCACTCCGGGAAAGATATGATGCATTATGCCGATACACAGCAGCTGTTCAATGCTGCATCCAGAATGGGTATGTTGGGGTGGAAATAATGATAGTTGTATTGAGGTCTTATTCCAAGTACAATCGGACGCACTATCTGCGACTGCCATGGAAACCATATACAGCGTCCTATGGTGAGTTCATAAGTCGTTTCCATGAACCATTAAGGGTTTTGAGTGAAAGAATAGAGAAGCAATGGGTCGGCCGGGGTATTGATATAGCCATCCTTAGGAATAGATCTTCATGATCATTGAACTAACTACATGGAGTGCGTACTGGCCATCAAGCAGAGTAAAGTGTGCATGGAAACCCTATGCGGCATTGGTAGACTCATGTAAGTGGCATAATAATAAGCCAGCCTATGCTTACAACGGCTTTATGATGAAATATAAGGAAAACTTAATAAGATTAAAGCTTGCGATAGAAGACGCATGGATTTGTGACATCATATGCTAGGAGTCTAAAAAGTGAAAAAAGTACTTTTGCTGTTGATCTTGTTGATGGCGGGTTCGCTAAACGCTAAACCGGTAACAGTAACTGGCGTAGTTATGCGTTGTATTGATGGTGATACTTTTGTATTGCGGGATATAGTAAGAGGAGAATTTACCGAGTGCATAGTGCGAGTCTGGGGAATAGACGCGCCCGAAAAATACCAGTTCTGGGGTAATGAGGCTAAGTATGCTCTCGAGACCCTCATACTCTACCAGCGCGTTAAAGTACTGAAAGTGGGCACGGATAGATACAAAAGAGTAGTGGGGTTGGTTATATATCATGAGAGAGATATTGGGAAAATAATGATTGCGACAGGAAATGCTTGGTGGTACGATAAATACGCACCAAAAAGAAGGGACTACTATTCAGCGCAGCTGTCTGCTTCACAAGCCCCAATAGGATTATGGGCTGTAGATGAGGGACCACTAGCACCGTGGGACTGGAGAAAGGAAAATCAATATGAGTAAGATTTCAGAGAATGAGATAGTTGCCAATGTTCGCAGAGAGCTAAGAAGCTATCAGAAGATATATATGGAGAAAGCAGAAGGCGTAAAGATTGCCAAGCAGTGGAAGTGGGAAGAATTGCGCCGGGCGATCTATGTCCTGTATACTGTCTTGCGAAAAGATTGGGACCCAGGTAAGGATGTTTATCTTGGCTATGACGTTTGTAAAAAATACCACGACTAAGGAGAATTATTGTGAAAATTAAACGGCAAGGAATAAAGACCAAGAAGGGTATCCCTCGAGTAGTCCAGATCAAGCGGATTAGACAAATCGATGATATGATTCGCTGTGCTTCATCCACTGCAGAAGATCTATATCCTCTTTATATAACCATACATAATGGCAACGATAGTGATAGCATATGGATGCCCAAAGACATCCAAGATCTTGAAAAGGTTATAGTGGATAGACTTAATGTTCTCAGGAACCACGTACATGAAGAATCATGGTTCGTAGATGGAGGTTGTTTAATCGGAGCAATCGAACCCCAGGACGATAAGTGGGGTGGAGATCACTGTGACGAAATCAAGTTGCACTTGAGTTATGGCGATACGAGGTTTGCATGACAATCTCTAGCTCTAACCCTCCAGAACTAGACCTAACTCCGATAGGCACCGGCTTAATAGATACTATACCTGTGCCGTCAGGAGCTATCGATGGATTCTGTGTCCCGATCCATGACAATATCTATTATACAAATAACTTCAGTATTTGGCCTGAGCCAGTTGGAGATTATACGTTGACATTGCACAACAATACGCAGATTGTTGGTTTGCAAACACGACCTAACTGGTTTTGGCGTATGATGCAATATTTGTGCTTTGGATGGAAATGGACAAAGGAGAAATCATGAAAAAAGAGCAGATATTGTTTACTCTTACTAAAGAGCATTTAGAGCTTATGAGGAATATGTATTGGGATTGGAACTTGGCCGAATTTGGTGCACCCACTGTTGACCCTAAAAGGCCATATGGCAATAGTGATGTCTTAGATGATATGGCTAAAATTTTAAACAAAAAAGTAGTATATGATAAAGAAGGCATGATGCAAGAAGAACTAGAAGAAGAGTTAGAGCGAGTGCATCAAGAAACACAAACAGCATTGCAAATAGTTTTAACTCTTCGGACATTTAAACCTGGGGTATACAAAAAACAAGACGAGTATGACGATCAAAGCTGGATCTTAGTAAAGGAAACCAAATGATACCAGAGTCAGAGTTTAAAGAATATGTACACAGGATGATGAATGAGGCTGTTCAAGTAATGAAGCCTCCAGGCGACGTTCGAGTACGTTTTATTGCATGGGAAGATGTGCCATCTAACCAAGACACCATGATAGCGTGGTCTAACACAGCCTTCGAGACCTCGGTACATGAAGTTGTTTGGCCTATACCACAAATGCTATCTGTGCTTTCCTGGGATACACTACTCAATAAAGAGTATGGATTAATGGGTGAAGGTCTCCCATACAAGGAAGCCGTACGCGGAGTCGCTTATCATGAGATTGCACACATTATAGCTGAAGTATGTTGGACGCACTTAGCGGTGAAGGGTGAAAGGTTAAGCCGAGAGGAAGCCGATAGTATCCATGAATTAATAGCATCTGTAGTAGAAAGGGTAGCAACAGCAAATGTTAGAATTGGGAAAAACATATAGATTGGCAGTAAACCGCTATAATTTCGCCGGAAAACAGGGAGTGCCGGAAATTATATTTGGAGAAATGGCCCATATACAAGATACACTTTGTCCCCTTGATAAGGGGTACTGTTTGCCATGGCGTGTCTTCTCAACGCTAAATATTATAGTTTTTGAAAGAGTCAATAACGCATTGTCGCTAACCGCTGGTCGTATTCCAATAGGAATATATGAAGATCAACGGGATCATCTTATAGCTGTACTAAAATAATATTGACAAATGTAGGAGGATGTGATACAATAGTATACAGAGTACGACCCGAAGGGATTGGGTAGATGAGCGATACACCAAAGAAATACGTAGTAATAGGTGGCATGTGCACTCTTCCTGGCGCTGACGAAGAGGGCGCTACCTATATATCACCAGAAGAGTTATGTGATCGCTATGGCATTGATCCACAAGCAGCACATCTCTTAGACTATACCAATCCCTCGGATCGGAAACTTTTATCCTATTTATTGACAGATGATCCTGACCTTATGGAACTAGCCCCCGCCACAGAAGAGCAGTACCAGGATTTCCGCGATTTTTATAGCACGAAAGGAACTAGCGGTGAACGAGAACTTAGAGAGCCAGCAATCAGTTCAAAAGAAATTATCAACCCGCAGTTATAACAAAGACACAGATACCTATCAATACTCATATGTTCGTGGTTCTACACCAAATCTACGTATTGATATTCTTTTTAAAACAGGAACCCTATTAATTGGACAAGCCAATACTCTAAGTTTCCAGCTTAATTCTGCTGGGATGTATGGTGTTATTGTATTAGACATGCTGCCATTTGGCATTGAAGGATTCAGATCCTTTGAGATCGTTGTACGTAAATACACTACTGAGGGTTGTGTAGAACTCAAAATCCAGAATATAACACCTGAGGAAATGTGGGATGATGATAAGGGAATGGCGATTAGATTTTGTGCCACCTCCTCTATCGCATGGACACCATCACTTGGAGATGCAGTAGAGATTACGAACTCTTGTGCCCATAGAATTGTGGGCGCAGTGGAAAATCAACTAGCTTCTATTGATACATTAAGTAAAGCGTATGCTTCTCTAACAAGAACAGAGCGCAAGAAGCTACACAAGCTTTTGGTAGACCTAATACAAGAAGCCAGTAGTGATGAGTTTTACCTGCACACCAATGATATTGATGCTCATGAAGTATTAATACGTAAAACAAAACACTGGGATGAAATCCGAGACCAAAGACGAGAGCGTCTTTTACGGCAGCGTTCCTTCATGAAAAGCTGGAGAAATATGAACCGAGCAACAGCCGAGGTAGAGTCCAAGATTAGTAAACCTTTTATGGAGGCCAATCCAATTGGAACAAAAGACACACTTTGAACGTATTCTAGAGTCTTCGCAAACCATTAAATGGATATACCTGCCATACATGGAATTAGATGGTGAGATTGTGGTATGTGTCGAGTTACAGGAATGGCCAGGGTTTAATAAGGATGTTGAAATCGCAGAGCGAAGGAATGCGCGGAATCCATCTCCCATTACTCGTGTGCCTAATAACTCTGCAGAAAAATGGGAAAGTGAACTTCAGAACATAGGAACTTGCTTTGATAGCAACAGCTGGCAATGGCTTGGCCCAATGCAGTCTAGTGCTCTATGCATGATAGTGGCTCTTGAATCCCAAACAATAGATACAGCCAAGCTTAACTCGATCTACGGATGCAAAGCAACATTCGTATGGCTACCACTTCGAGAGCTCGTTACTACTGACTATGCTGAACTAGCCGCCGCTGCTGGGCGGCTTAGGTCATGGCTGGATGGAAATTTCCACTCTCGTTTTATTGAATCAGGGGAAACGGTTGAAATTACCGCTGAAGATAAGCATGGTACTCGACCACCACTTATTCTTTTATCTTGACAAATGGTAAAGTAAGAGTATAATACGTTGTAGTACATAGAGGTATTGATCATGATTGAACGAGAAGCCCAAGACGCAACCATTACCATCCGGGTCTCTAACATTAAAAAAGTAGAGATAGAGCGTAAACTCAAAGATTGTGGTGTTACTAACTTATCGGCATGGGTTAGACAGTTAATAGAAAAAGAACTAATAGCTATTACTACTATTAGACAAGATTAAAGACTATTCAGGAGGAAAAGCAATGGCTGGAAATATTCATGAGGATCCCCGGTATCTGCCATCTAAATCATATGTGGCTATGCCTAGAGAGATGTTCGATCGCATCTTTAGTTTCGTAGAAGTAGCAGCTAAGACTGGTTCAGTTCCCAGCATTACAGATGCTATTGAATTGGCCATGACCCTGAGACAGAAGTTTTATGGTCATGGTGGCAAAGACCCTGTATTTGAGGGTAAATTAGAGGCTAAATCAGAACAAGCCTATCAGCAGCACGTGCAACCTACTCTTAAGTAGGAGTCTGCCATCATATACTGTTATCTTCTTGGAACAAGTCAACTCAAGGGACCAGGAGGGTCTTGGTTATCACTGAGGAGATGTCCGGTTCCAGGATGTGACCATCCAGGGTGTCCCCATCACGTGAAAATATCTGGTATAATTAGGACACAACCTAGTAGAAAGATAGCACAAGAAGCTGCTGAAAAGATGGTGCTAGAAGAATTACAAGCTAGGGACAAAGAACAATTGAGTACTACCGCCATGAATATACCGGCAGATGAACATAACAGAGATGCAGTTGTTGCAGAACAGAAAGTAGAACCAGCCACTGTAACAATAGAGCAGATAGCAGATAGTGGTGGGGCTTTCGACTTTCTTAAGAAAGAAGTACCATACAAGGAGCGTACAGCAATGAAAGAAATTGTTTCAGCACAAAGTGGCAGGACACTCGATATCGGTATTATTGGCGTGGGTGGTTGCGGATGCAAAATGGCGGATGCATTTGCAGCGGCGGGGTATGATGTAGCAGTTATCAATCTAACAGATCGTGATTTTTCACATCTCACTAATATCCCGAATGATGATCTGTCTAGAATTGAATTAGTAACTACTGCTGGTGGTGCTGGTCGAGATCCCGAGAAGGGAGCTCAAGCCGTTAAAGAGTATGCCAACACTTTAGTTAAAAAGCTTCAGCGAAAGTTTAACAACAAAGAATTCTTGTTTGTTTGTAGCGGTTTAGGTGGTGGAACGGGCACTCTTGGTGGTTCTCTGGTAGGAGAAATTCTTGCCAGCTTTAAGATCCCAGTAGGGGCTATTGTTACTCTTCCTCGCAAGAATGAAGGCACTGACGAGAAGGTCAATTGCCTTAAGGGTCTTCAGGCTATTGCAAATAACAAACTTCTGAAGTCCATCATTGTTGTAGACAATCAGAAGATCGCAGAAAGATTAAAGGGCGTGCAGGACTCTAACTTCTGGAGAATGGCCAATGAAGAAATTGTTGCCCTATTTGATACCTTTAATCGTTTGTCTAGTCTTCCCTCCGATACGGCCTTTGACGCTGAGGATTATAGGAAATGTCTGGCTACCCCAGGCTTCCTTGTTCTTGGCTCATCGCTTTTGCCTACCTCAACGGTTACGGCAGATGCAACGGAAGCTCAGCTGGCGGAAGCTATCAAATCAATTGATAAAGGACTACTCGCCACTGGTTTCGACCATAAGTCAGCGATTGGAGCAGCGGGGCTTATTGTAAGACCCAAGACCTTTGAGTACAGTCATGGGATTGAAGAGGCTCTATTCTCCCATCTTAAGAGTGAGATAGGAGCCGGCCGTCTAAATCGCGGTATTTATACGAGCGAGATTCTCAATACCGATGTGGCTGTGTTTACCATGCTAGCTGGCATGAAATTACCTGAGTTGCGAGTCAAAGAATTGATCGATGAAGCTCAGAATGAAGCTAGCGAAATGTCAGGCAAGGTTAAAGAAAGGCTTGGACAGGTGGTTAGCATTGATATGCCAAAAGATATGGATCTGATTACTAAAGCCGATCTAAACCGAGATTCGAGTCAGTCGCTTAACTCTAACCTACTCAACAGGCGACGGTAGGCCTGGGACGGGGATAGGGGAGGGCGCCTCGCTCCTGGGTAGCCCTCCCCTTGTTTTATGAATCCGATTGATTATATGAACCCAAATACTGACCCGCTTAGTCCTAACTACGATGCCAAGGCCCGACTTTATGTTAGGCTAGCTATTTTATACGAAAAGCCCAAGTCTATGGATAGCGGCGATCATCCATGGCGCCAAATATGTTACTTCCGTAGAAGTCAAGGTAATAATTGTGCACTAGTCGGGGAAATATCAAAACAACTAGCCCTGAACTCTCTCGAACCTGAGATTACGAATGTGGTTTTAGAGTGGGAAAAGCTAGGGAAACCTAATGGCTGACGAATTAGCTAAACAAAAAATCAATCCCATATTAATGCGTATTGCCGCTGAAGGCACTAAAGAATTAACCGAAGCAGACCGAACCCAAATTCAAAACCAACTTCGTAATTTAGAGTATGGCCATTATGCTATGGTCCCCATACATTGCCGTGGAAATGTATGTAAGTATGCTGATATCTGCCCTTTATTAAAAGCTGGCGTTAGCAGTATGGTAGGACAGCCATGCCCTCTCGAAGAACATCTGCTATATACATGGATCTCGCATTATCGAGAATCACTTAATGTAGACCCCAAAAATGCTATAGAAATGAATTTAGTCTGCGAGCTTGCTAAAATAGAGATATATAGTGCTCGCGCCACCCACCGAGTAGCGTCTGAAGATTTAATCATCCAGCAAGTCATTGGCGTGTCGGATAAAGGCGAGCCAATTTATAGGGAAGAGTTACACCCAATTCTTGGTTTAGCAGAAAGTCAAGACCGGCGCAAATTACGTCTCCTAGAGGCCTTCCTAGCTACTAGACAAGCACTTGCAGAGGTTGGTGGAAGTGGTCAAGGTGACCAATCTACTCATGCCGCTGAACTGGCTAATATTGTTCGTAAAGCACAAAAGAATTTGGCGGATAGAGCCAAAGATATTAAAGCCAATGCCGCTAAAGATGTAACTCCTCCTAGTCCCACCACTACATAACTCCAAGTAGTTTCATATGCTAGGTTCCAGCCGAGACATCGGGCAGGGTCCGCAAGGCCCGGGCCTAAGACCTCAACGATCCTTCGAAAATCTTCGTTCATACCCCACTGCCGCTGCCTGGCAGCAGCCCACTTCGTCATACTTAAATCCAAACTATAAGCAACGCCGAGGCTGGGGTTATGGTCAGCCTAGTAGTTTCTCTCCTGGTATCCAGCCTTATATAATCCCAGATGCCAAAGACTATCTCCAGAATATATACAGTTATGGAGTACCTGGCTTTGTCCAAAGCAAGATAGAGGGATTACATCCAGGTGGAAGCGGTATAGGCAGAAATACTGTCCGTTCCATGACTACATTTGGTTCAGGTGTTGATATACCTCAACTCATCAACCCATTTGAAACATACGCTTCTGATTGGAATATAGCACAACGCAAATCACTGGCAAGTAAACTACATGCCCTGTCCCGAGCAAATCTCATTTTTGTTGATACAGAAACTACAGGAGTAAAAGCACTTTATGAAAGGCCTGGTAAAGGTAAACAGTCTCTTAAAGCGGGCTCATCGGTTCTTGGTGAACTTAACGAAATGGTAGTTAATAGCCGACATGCATTTATGTATGGCTTTTCAGATACTGCCTCTATAGATGTTCTAAAACAACGAGCTCGCCAATCTAGAGGAGCAAGGGCTTTATATAGATCAGCTGCAGAGCGACTGAGTAAATATAAAGGTGAGCGATATACTGCTACCCAGCTAGTGGACTTTATCACTAAACTGGCTGTTCCAGGTAAAAAGAATTATCTCCTCGGGCACAATTTTGCTACTTTCGATTTTGGTATGATTGCCACTAAATATGCGAGAGAAAGTGGCGACATCACTCAGGCTGATGTTAATACAATCACATCTTTTTATGATAATCCTGCACGACAAACGTCTACCAAAATAGAAAATGCATTTGGTAGGATACGAAAAGCAACAAGTAAGGCTGCCAAAGCCATAGAAAAAAAATGGCAGGGCGCAGGCATTAGTGTTGCGGATACCCTGGGAGCTTTTGTTGATAAGGGAGCCAAGATTGTTCCTAAAGTAGCACCCGAAGTTAGTGATATAGCCTATCACTTCGCTAGTACGTATTTCCCAAATATCCAAGCCATGTATTCCAATATTAAGTCTGGGGCATACCACTTTGCTCGAGGTAGTTCTCTAGAGGGATTGTCCTACTATGCTACTGGGAAAGTTCCCCCTAGTCTTCATGATCCACGTAAAGACTTAATAGTTAATAAAAATATGCTAAGCCTTGTTGCCCAGAAGTCTAAACAACTTGATAAGATGATTGACGCTGGTGACGAATATGGTCTAGCTAGAGAAACAGCTAACTATCTAAAAGCCCAGCGTTATATTGCTAGCAATGTCATGAAAGCCTATGCTAAGAATACGCCCAAGTATGCTTCTGCAAAAACTGCTACCGAGATCATAGACCAAGTTTTACCAACTGTATTCAGTAGTACTAAATCGGGCTTTTTTGAAAGTCTTATAGGAAGTTTCAAAAATCTACCTACTAAATCCAAATGGATGGTAGGCGGGGCTTTGGGTATGGCCACTTGGCAAATCGGTGGGTATTTTCTTGATGGCAATACTATCGAGGGGCTACACCCAGGCAGTACTGGATATTCAGCTAGTATTATCCCAGCCTTTACACCATTCGGGTCGGGGTTTCAGCCAAATAAAGCTTTTATGCATAGTCCCCTTATGGCATCAGCAGGAGCTCTTGGTGTAGGGCTAATAAGTTATTTTGGAACTGGAGATTTAACTGACGCTGCGCTTACAGCATCCGCCGCCTATACTGGAGCTGCTATAGGAGCTACAAGAAATAAACTATTCCAAGGATTAATGTGGGGCATGGGTATAGGGGCGGCGACAGACTATATGGTTCAAGATCACCCACTAGTCAGTGGGACTCTTGCTACTATATCTACATCTGTGGCTGCTGGTCTAGGGCTAGCTTCTTTCGCAAAAGGTGGCATGTATTACAAATCGACACTAGAAATGATAACTAACAAAGTTCCCGGAACCACTCCTGAAGCATGGGCCAAGATATTGGGAGCAGAGGGCAGAGGGGCAGGACTAGCCCATGACCCAACTAAAATGCTTCAATATCTAGCTTTTCCCCATAGCGCCAAGTTTGGTCAAATCAAGAGTGTCCTCAAAGACGTAGGTTGGAGTACTGATGCAAAGCTAGAACAGCATTTTGCGCAAATGGCTCAGCAAGGACTTCTAGAAAAAGCTAGATACCAAGCTTGGCGGGGGACTCGTGCATTAAGTGCGACTATGAAGAACCACCCTCATTTGGAGCGTATGATCAATGCCTATGTGGGTTCTCCATCCCTTCTTGCCTTAGCTCAAAAAAATAGACACGCTGGTCTTAGTAATGCTCCTCTTCATAAAATATATGGTGCTCTTTGGCAAGACGTAGTAGAGGCTGCTCCTCTTAGTGCTGGTATCGGTGCACTTAATATGTTTTGGGAGGGATTGCATCCTGGAGGTTCAGGTCCAGGAGCAGACTCAATTCGCCAATATAGTGACTTCGGTTCTGGACGTATTCTTGGTAAAATGGTATCCCGAGCCGAAAAACTTATGCAACAGCAGAAATGGGACAAGGAGTGGGTTAAAGCTAAATTCTTCCAAAGAAAGAAATGGTTAGAGGCCAGAGAGGAAACCTTCGGTACTCGATATGGTGTTGCTGGTACCAACAATCCTAGAACCGCCTTTGTAGAAATTGATATTCCATCCATACAAAGTGGATATAATAAGACTGAAGGATTGCATCCCGGCGGATCCGGTCTAGGTAAATATCAGATCATAGACTTGACAGATTTTGGTTCTGGATGGCAACTAGAATGGGTACTTGCTAAATTTGCGCAAGCCCGTAAGCGTGCACTCCTAAGACAGGTTATTGCTAAGCCATCAACAGTCAAATATGATGAGGCAATAGGGTTTCTGAAAAATAAAACCCAATCCCGGCAACCAATATTTCAAAATCTGACTATGCCAGATATTGAACAAGCTGGAGCATTTGTTGATATGCCAATTGTTGCCCAATCTAGTGCTAGAGAAAAACTAATCCCAACTGCAGGACTAGTCAATAATGTTCTTTATGATAGAGCTATCTCACACACTAAATACCCCGGAAAATCCTTATAAAACGTACTAAAATATATAGTATCTATGAGTACGTTAGATAGTAGCCACTTTCATCAAGGTCCAAGAGTAGATATAGGCCCCCAGGAATTTAGATCCGGGTGGGAAGCGAACATAGCGCGATTATTAACATTCCTAGGAATTAAATGGGAATATGAACCTAAAAGGTTCTTCTTTCCCGGTGGGATACATTATCTACCAGACTTCCACCTTAAATCCTCTAATCCATGGGATTGTGAATGGCTTGAAGTTAAAGGTTTGTGGCGTCGGGGCGATAAAGCTAAATGTAAATGCTTTATGATCTTTTATGCAGATCAACCACTGCATGTTATTGTTAAACAAGAATACACTCAGCTGGAAAAGAAATATGGCCACTTAATACCCAATTGGGAATGGTCACATAAAAGGAGAAAGAAATGCTCTCGACGTCAGACATGCAAATCGCTGCGAATGCCGGCACCCCGAATGCAGCTATCAAAAAGATGGCAAAGAAGAAGGGTTATCATCTTGTCGTCCCCGGTGAAAAAAAGCAGTTCCCCTCAAAACTCACTACGGGTACCACAACCTCTCAAGCAAAATATATTCAGAAATTCGTCAACGACTTAGGCAAGCACGGAGGATAAATCATGGCTCGTGGAGTTAATGGGTGGATAGGAGCTGGACGCCTATCTGGCAGTTTCTTAAACATGGCCAAAGGTGGTCTAGATTTTTTGACTTCCAGTAAGATGATGGCTCTTGGTTCTGCCGGTGTAGGATTAGGACTTTATTATATGGATTCGAGAGACGGATATACTGGACTCCCGGGCATGATGGGACTTGGAGCTGCGGGACTAGTAGGTGGCCGAGCCCTATATAATTACGGAAGTGGTTTGTCTAAAAAAGCTTTGCGGTCAAAAGGTTATAGCGGTTCCATGAATCGCGGGGCTCGGAATGCTTACCGTTGGATGAAAGATGCTGGCCAAACAGCTAGAAGTGGAGTAAACACACGAGGTGGGTTTGCCAGAGGTTTTAGACAGGGTTATGGAAAAAGAGGGCGCTAGTACAATATGCAATATATAGCCGGGCCAGAAGATATCCATCAACGCACTCAAATGAACCTAATCCAAGCTGGAGCTGGAGTATTAGGTCTTGGGTTAATGAGTCCACTTGCACGATATACCGCATGGCCAATCTTAAAAGGAGTAGCCAAAGCTGGTATTGGAACTGCAAAAGGAGCCTGGTGGTTAAGTAAGACTCTTGGTGGTGGGGTTGGCGGCCAAATAGCTGCTGAAGAAATGGGCGAGGGTATTTTAGGTTTAGCAGGACGGGTAGGTTATAATGTATTAGCAGGCGGAGTTCGTGCAGGAACAGCTATAGCGCAAATGGGTGTTGGGGCGGCCGGAATTGGAGTTGGCCTTGGCAAAACCTTCTTGGCTCATCCAGCTATATCATCAATTGGTGTCTTGGGAGCTGCTGCCACACTGGGTACTGCAGCGGGATTTGTTGATAGAGGAGAACCCTACTATGGAGCGGGTGCGTCTAACATGACCGATATTATGGGCGGGACAACTCGATCTATTATGAACAATATGAATGCCACAGGTGATATTGTATTGGGCGCACATAGAGGACGTTAATGTATAATAGTAACAACTATCAATATGCAGCCGAGGAAACAAGTTCCTCGATCATGGGCTCTCTGGTTCCATTAGCTGGATATATTGGACTAGGCTATGTGCATGGAAAACTACAGAATGATGCAATTTGGAACGCCAATCGCGGTTTTAAAAAAGGCGCTTGGAGAGCTTTTAAGGGGCCGTCTAAGGATAGAAATGAACGTATTGAAGAATACGTTAAAGGGTATTGGAAAAAAAGCAAAGGAAAATACAATACCGTCAGTGCCCGTGCCCGCGAAACTTTTCAAGATGATATGTGGAAGTGGACCCGCGATCATGGTGGTGGAAGTTGGAACCCTGCCAGACCTAGACAGGCCGCGTATGTACAAGCTGCACGGCAGAAGTTTGCTCAAGGTGGAGCTACTGCCGGTTCAATGACACAGAAAGCTTTTAAATCTAAAACACGCACTGCTATGGCGAAACTCCGACTAAGTAGACTAACGGCAGCTGGCCTAGGAGTAGCCAATTTCTTATTTATAGCACCATTATTATATGACACGGCTAAGGCAGGATATGCTGGTTTGAGAGATGCAGGGTCCATGCTAAGATCTGCGAATATGGGCAGTATAAATTTACCACAAATGGCAGCTACTGAACGTCAGCGTGCGTTATCTGCACTACATAACAGCGAGCTTAGTGCCCGCAGCGCCCTAGGTAATGAGGCTAGTTACTACCACCGTTAGGACTAAATCCTTTGCATCCAATCTGTCAAAAATGTCTTGAAGCTAGAGAGAAGCGCTTTCGTCCTACATTGGGCGAAGGATGGGATTGTGTTAAGTGTAGTTATATTCAAGAGGATTATCTCTATGGTCTAGATAAAAACCAATATACTGAAGAACAACTTCATATCATGGAAATCTACATGGACCCCGTGAAGTTTGCCAAGTATATGTTTGAGATTACGCTTCGCTTTTATCAAGAAGAGATGATTCGTTGTACGGCTATTCGTAAAGTCAGTAGATGTGGACGTCGTATCGGGAAATCCTGGGTTTTAACAATCTATGCATGTTGGTTCTGTTTTACTCATAAAAATAAATACGTAATGGTTATGACTCCCCGTAAAGACCAGGGAGAAAAACTATATAATTGGATAGTGCAATGGTATAACCAATTCCCGCGCTTTAGGGAATGTATCCGCCGTAAGGCTAAAAACCCTGGCACCGTAGAGTTTAAAAATGGCTCTACGCTATTCTTTGTTACAGCGGGATCGTCTAATAATGCCAAAGCAGGAGCTGCTCGTGGTCAAGAAGCCGATGTTATCATTTTAGACGAATCTGACTACTTAAACCCTGCTGATATTGATACTGTTTTCCCAATGCTACAGCGCACGGATGAAACAAGTGATGAAGATAAAATTCTATGGGCTTCCTCTACGCCAAGAGGCACGAGAGAGAAATTTTATACATGGGCTCACTCGGAGCGTTTCAAAGAATTCCACTATCCTTCTTGGATGAATCCTGCCTGGGATAAGACGATGGAGGCAGAGCTTCGGGAAGAACTCAAAACCAATACCGCATGGGAACACGAGGCCGCCGCTGAGTGGGGCGAAGAGATGGAAGGAGTATTTCAACATCTCTTTGTTGATAGATCTATGAGTCACGCATATCGCTTTTTTGGAGAACAAGGATTCTGGCCCTATGAGGAAGCTAAACGTATCCCGGGTTGTCTGTATACTATTGGTGTAGACTGGAACAGTTCACGCAATGGCGTACAGATAGTCATTGTCGAATATAATCCAGCTCTAAAAGATGAACAGGACGAATCATCAATTAAGGGGCGTTTTCGTGTAGCCACTCGAGTTAGTATCGACGCTACCGAATTCACGCAGTTAAAGGCATGCCAAGAAATTATACGTCTAAATAAAATTTGGAAACCAATGTATATCTATGTAGACCAAGGTCATGGGTCTACACAAATAGAAGAACTAAGGCGCTATGGCTTAGATCATCCAGAGGATAACATCCTTGATAAACTCAAGCCTATCGATTTTGGCTCTACTATCGAGGTTCATGATCCCGTTAATAGAACCGTTAATAAACGACCCATAAAGCCATTCCTGGTAGGTAATGCTGTGGAGAAATTCGAGCGAGATTTAATGATATTGAATCCAGCAGATTCTCTACTAGAAGACCAGATTCGTGCCTATACAGTAGAAAAACAAACCAGAACAGGGCAGCCGATCTATTCATCTGGCTATGATCATGCATTAGACGCTCTTATGCTAGCCCTATTAGCCTTCACTATGGAATTCACTGATCTAGGAAAACCCAAGTTCACCATAGGTCTTGAATTTGCAGAAGCATGGCGCACTATCGGAGTTGCTCCTGAACCTTCTCCTGAAGAACGATTAGCCCGAGAACAAGGAATGATCCCTGTACCTACGCGAGATATTGATAAAATATCAAAAGGGGAGTTTTTTGCACCTGCTCCTATTTGGGGAACAGGCAAAGGTAGTACCCAGAAATACTGGAACCGTCAAGTGGAAAGCCGGAGAATATAATGAGCAATGACTTCTTCAAAAATAGAGTGCCAGAATTCCAACCCAGGAAAATAACCCAAGGGGCAGATCTATTAGCTCCATCAATTCCTAATCCTGAACCTATTCCTCCAGCAGCATCATCCACGCAAGATGAGGTTGTTACATTACTTGAAGAATGGAATAAAACAACACAACGCCTCGATCATCTAGGTACTATCCTGGACGCTCAAGGTAACTTAATGAATATCTGCCGCAATTTACCTCCAGTGATTGCCGAAAGATATCTTAAACATAAACTACCAGAAGAGTCTTGTTGGGCATTCTATAAGCGTATGGTGGCATTAGCACAACAACATCCTGAGATAGACTGGAACTCTACGTTTGCGGAAGATGTAGCCAATCAAACACATCCTAGTGATGCATCAGTCACTGGCGACTTCGATATGATACCCGAGGTAGATGAAAATGGAGCTACAACTCCCGATTTTAACCAGAACCCCGGTAAAATCAAACTCCTATTGATGCTGTTTCTTGCAATCCTCAAGTGGATAGTAAGTGGAATTATTGCAGTTGCGTTCGCACCATTCCAGTGGTTAGAAAATAAATGGAATTCTGTAGAGATTCTAGGAGCTCGTTTACCACAAATCCACTTTGTTGCTGAATTTAAAACTAAAGCTATTAAATGGGCAGAAGATCTTATATCGAGATGGACAAAACAGTATAATTTAAATCTTACACAAGATGTTGAACGGATGGATGCCACTATCTTTGTAGCACACATTGAAGAATCTGTGGCTAAGTCAGATGCTCAGTACTGGCCCGAGTCTGCTTTGCTCTACTCCAAATATTACGCATTAAGACGCAACCATGAACAAGGTGAATCTGTTATACGCAAATTTGCTGCAGATGTTCAAAATACCGGAGTCAATACTCTAGAAGCAGTAGCCCAAACAGCCACTACTGCCTACCAGATGCCAAAAGATTTATATGATTTGTTCACTCTCCAGAAAGACTATACTGAAACTTCAATCTATGATATGGAAACCCTTCTGACTAGGCAGTTTGGAGACAATCTCTTTTGCTGTATATTTAGACTACTGGGTTCTTACCAAGTTAAAATGCTGAAAGCAGCTAAACTATTACTTAAGCTATCTCTTAATAGACATGCCATTTATATCACCACTTTAGGAACTATGCTGAATAATGTCCTGGTTACCGTGATACGAGGTGTGCTCCTCGAAATATTCAAGACAGTATATGCAGCTATTAATATCGTTAATAATGAGATTAAGCAATACCTTTTTGGACGAGTCCAGTCTAGCTTAGATGACCGTATTTCTGGAGCGAGTAAGTGCATTTCGTACGAATTGTTTATCCAAACATTGTTACAATTTATTAATGAACTAGAGAATTCTATCTTGGACCTAGTCCTGGATTTTCGGAACAGTCTGAACCAGCAAAACGAATATACCCGCCTTTATATAGGCGCTCTTACACAAAGTAAGTATATTAAACGAATGCTGCGACTGATCGATATTATCCTAGAGGCTAAATCCAGGGGCGAACTCTGTAAAACATCGGCCGTTCCTACAGATCAAGAAATACTAGATCTGTGGCCTGTCATTCAGGATGACCCGGACTTTGGTGGGCTAAGTCCAACCGGACTTCCCGGTACTACCCCTCCAGGGGGAGACACAGAGTCCAGCCACCGGGTAATCTTTGATGACTGCTTACAGAAAGTTCCCCGCGAAGATCTCGAAATGGTGATGAACTGGATCACTAGATTACAGGACAATAAATAATGAGCTTCCTCTCAAACCTATTCTCTGCTTTTGGTAGTAAAAAGGTGGTGGACGCTCCGTCCCCTGCCGGCTCTAAAAGTAGCCAGCTACCAACGGTTGTATTTATTCCTGTAGCTAATGCTCCCCCCAGTCGAGCCATTGCTAGCCAGGAGCTTGACTACAACTTAGCAGTTTTGGACCCAGTAGTAGATACTGAAAGTATTGTATTCCAAACAATTAGTAAAATCGTCGAACGCATGTTTAATAGTGGATGCAACTTTGTCTCCAGTGATCCAAAAGCTTTAGAGTATATCCGCCGCAGATTTTATGAGTTCTCCATTGTTACCAATATCCCCACTAATGTTCTTCTTGAACAAGCTGCATGGGATACCATTTTATATTCCAATGGCTATCTAGTAAAAGTTAGAGATCAAGATTCTTCTAGCGGGAAACCCTGGAACGACAATGACGACGAGGACCGAGAACCAATTGCGGCCCTTATCCGTACAGACCCATCCGCAGTGGTGCCTCACAAAAACAAACGTGGTCTTATTGATTATTATGAGCTTAAAGAAACTATTACTATTGCCGGTGGTGGCGGGAATCAAAAAGCACAGCGCATTAAACCTAAAGATATTCTACATATTTATGCTTATAAGCGGGGGCGCTATGCACAAGGTACGCCATCTTTATGGCCCGTACTCCAGGATATAAGAACCTTAAGACATATCGAAGAAAACGTAGACTTATTGGTTCACAAACATATCTTCCCATTATACCAATATATCGTAGGGTTAGATGATGCGCCAGCTCGTCCAGAAGAGATCGAGTATATTAAACAAAAAATTCAAGAGATGCCGCCACAAGGCGCCTTCGTAACTCCAGAACGTCATAAGGTGGTCGTTATTGGAGCCGAAGGTGAAGCTCTTGATGTATCAAAATATCTTGAACACTTTATGCGCCGCGTTCTTATGGGAACAGGTCTTGGTGAAGTCTCGTTTGGCGTAGGCAATGGAGCCAACAGAGCTACTGCAGAAGTTATTGATCGAGCACTAATTGAGCGCGCTAAATATTTCCAGAAGCTTTTATGTATCTTCTTCAATGAACAACTCATACCCGAGTTGCTAGCTGAAGGTGGCTATGATATCTATAACTTTGGCAAAACCCCTGACGTAGAACTCAAGTTTGCTGAAGTAGACTTTGATGCTAAGATTAAGAAAGAAAATCACTATATTAACCTCTTTAACAATAATGGGATTACAGAAAATGAGATGCGTGAAGGTCTTGGCCGGGACGTTATTCCTCCTACGGGGCCAGAACGGGAATTACTTAAGTGGGCTCTCTACAATGTACCGGCCATGGAGATGGAACAAAAGCTTAAAGAAGCTGCTGCTAACACAACCAAAAATGCTGATCAGCCTAAAAATCAGCATGGCGAACAAGGCAGTCCTAAGCGCAATAGTTCCTTAGAGGTTAATGATAGTTATCAGCCCTCACAACTAGATGAGCAAACTATCGCTGCCTTTAAAGCTGCGCAAACCGATACTATAAACATTATTAAGCAGGCGTTGGCTCAAGCCAGATCATTAAATCCCCAAGATTTATTAGGTATACAAACAGTTATCGGCGTAGCAGAAAGCCAAATTAAAACAGATAGCACACCTTATATCGAACAGGCCTTCTACCAAGGATTGCGCCAAGGCGGTGTGCGGGACCATGTGCAACATATTGAGGATATTGTTAAAACTGAAATCATACCCGTGCATGACAGGCTCGTACAGAAAACTATGACAAATATAAGAAAAGATGTTATTAATCTACTAGAGAGACATTCTACCCTGACCCAAGACACTCCAGTGTCAGCGACAGCTCTTTTTGATGTTAAAAAGCACTATATCACTGAAACAAACAGTGTGGGTCTCTCTAAAGCTAGGCATTATGGTGCGATCCTAGCAGCTAGATTGTCTGGAAAAGATAAAGTAGCAGTAGTGGCTAATAAAGACTGCAAGATTTGCAAAGACCATCACGGTCAAATTCTAGATACGCGGTTAATAGATAGTGACACTTTACCTGGGTACCACGGAAATTGCTCTTGTACACTAGGACCAGCACCGGAGAATATTAAGTGAAGAAACACGCACGTATTTTTGATTCCTTCATTATTCCTGAAACACAGATTGAAGGACATGACAAAGTCCGCGAACGGCTAACCAATATGATAGCCGATTCGTCCAAAAGTGCCGAGCGCGTTTCCCTGCTTTCTGAAGCAATTGTTACACATGCCGGGATGGTAAATCGCAACTGGGGATATTATCCCCCAGAGAAAATTCGGAACTCAGCTAAGCATTGGATTGAACCTTATAGACGTCCTGTGCTTTACAACCACGATGAATATGACAAGCCTCGTGGTAGAGTAATGGGCTCAGTCTATAAAGATATTACCCCGGCTTTAGCGCCTAAAGACGTTAAGAGATCAGTCTTCCGGGATGGGTTTCAGTATAGAGGATTAGGATATCTACAGAACTTGCTAGATGTATCCGATCCAGAAACAGTAGCCGGCATTCTCGATGGTAGATTGTCTACCGTATCCGTCTCAGGTGAGACTGATGAATTAAAGTGTTCCGTCTGTGGCCAAGATTGGTTAACAGATGGTAGATGTGAACACCGATTTGGTAATGAGTATCAAATCGAAGACTCAGAAGAGATGGCACTAGCATACTTTATAGCTGGTAATTTCATCTGGGATGAATTATCTTTTGTGAATACCCCGGCGGATCCGTTTGCAATGGTTGTCAACCCCGAGGTAACTGCCACAGCAAAAGATAAGGTACTTGAGATTTATCAAGTAAAAGATTGTACAGTAGATAAAGAAGCAATAGTAGATAAAGACCTAAGTCGGTTATTCAAGATGTATGCAGTAAATCTAGAAAGCCGACAAGTGGTAAATCTAAGCGACTCACATGTGCTTGATAAACTCGAGTCAATCTATGGCAAAAGGATTTTCGCTATGAGCAAACCAGCAGAAGAGAAGCCGGTGGCACCTGCTCCAGTAAAGGATGAGGCTGTTGTTGAAGCTCCCGCTTCTACACCAGCTCCAGAAGCACCTGCCGCACCAGCTCCAGAAGCTCCTGCCGCACCAGCTCCAGAAGCTCCTGCAGCGGAGGCACCCGCGTCTCCCGTAACTCCAGAAACTCCCGCAGTAGCGGAAGAGAAACCCGCAGAGGCTGCTCCAGCCGATGCAGCACATAAGGAAACTGATGAATTAAAAGCAGCCCTAGAAACACTTAAGGCTGAGCTAGATAAGGCAAAGAAAGATCTAACCGATGCTACTACCAAGTCTACAGAATTAACTGATCAATTAGTGGCAGTACAGGTTGGAGTTAAACGTGAAAAGATTAATCGTGCTTTTGATATGATTAATGCTTCTCAGTTAGATAAAGTAACATCTGAAGATCGCGAGAAGTTTATCACCGACAATCTTACCAAAGCGGATGCTGATATCGAAGCTCTGGTTAAGGATGCCGCAGCTAAGCAGGCAGAAGCCTCCAGCAAACTTCCTTCTATCAAAGACCAGGAAAATGCAGGAGTTGAGGAAGCACCCGAAATCAACGAAGAGGAAATTATTGATCGCTTTGTTGATAGCATGTCAGAAGAGGACATGATCGGTTATGTATTGCGCGGGCGAATTGTTCCCGAAGCATACGAATAAGTATTTAGTATTTAGCAGTCTGATTTCGAGTAAGTTATTTCTTAGGAGGATTTACTAATGGCTGAAACAGTCGGCACTTCTCAGCAAATCCCAGTACGTACGTACCCCCATGTTTCCCGTACTCGGCCGAACCTAGAGGTTAGCACCTCTGTTCGTCCTGCGGGTGCATGGCAGGTCGCAGCGTATCTGCCTGTAACCTTTATGGATCAGGGCTCTGACGATTTCATCGTCATTGCGAAAGGCACTATCGTCGCTTGTGACTCTACCGGGTACCTTATTCCCGCTACAGGCATCAGCAACGTAACCGATACCTATACCACCATGGATGTCAATGCTGGTGTGAAGAATTCGAGTGGCACGCTTGTTACCGCAGGCGAGACCTACACTCGTACTGCACGCAAGCCTATTGGCGTTGCCATGTATGACATCTACCAGAATATTGCCAATAAGTATTTGAACTACCGGCAGCAGGTCGAGATTAGTGGTGTGCTCTGCGAGGGTACGATTGACGTACCTTATTTTACGTTCGAAGATCTGGGTTCGCCCACTTCTGAGGCCGCAGCCGCAGCACTCGTCAAAGCCAAAGTCGGTGGATTGGCATATGGCCCTACCGCTGCAAAGAATTTGACTATTGGCGATCTGGTTATGCCAGACGGCAATGGCAAGTTCGTGCAGTTTGATACTACCAACGCTTCGTACCCATCTCCTGATGAGGTGGCCTACGTAGTTGGTAAGGTCATCATGGTAGATACGGATTTCCCGAAGGAGTACTTGCAATACGTGCAGACGTATCCTATGAGCGCGGTTGCAGGTACAGAGACCGGTGGTATGCCCAATGCTCTTGCCAATGTTGGTGCAACCCGCATGGTTCGTATCCGTCTAACGTTCTAAATATAACCGCACGATATATCTTAGGAGGATATAAAAATGTCCAATGAATTGAAGAGTCGGGTCGCGGATATCCTGAAGGCATTCGCGCGGAATGGTCAGGTCGAAAAGGATAAGAAGGTGAAGCTGAAAGACCTTCTTACTACTGCCGACGCTACCATCGCAATGTCCAAGACGATCTCCACGATCATCAAGGAAGCCATCGAGCCCAAGCTTGTAATCACCCCAATGTTCCAGAAGATTCGTCTGGACTCGGGTACAAGCATTGAGTTCCCTTCGGCCGGCGCTATGGAAGCCGCTGATATTCCAGAAGGTGGCGAGTACCCCGAGAAAAGCATTGATCTCGACGGTGGAACTGTACTCAACGTAAAGACCACGAAAGTCGGTCTTCGCGTTGCCATCACCGAAGAAATGATCACTGAGTCGCGGTGGGACCTCGTTGCTATGAATCTTCGCGCAGCTGGTCGTGCACTTGCACGGCACAAAGAAGTCAAATGCGCTAATCTGTTCGCCACTATGGGCAACAAGATCTTCGACAACCTCGAAGTATCTGCTGCTGTAGTCGGCGCAACCACAGGCCGTGGTATTGCTGGAGCAATCAACGGCGGCATGCACATGGATGACATTTTTGAGCTCCTGGCCTATCTCATGAACTCAGGGTTCAATGGTGACACTCTTTTGATGCACCCTCTTTCCTGGATCACTTTTGCAAAGGATCCTATTCTTCGTGAGTTAGCTTGGATGCAGTCCCGCTCCCTCGTGGGTGGCTCGGTATCCGGCGCTCCTGGCCAGACTGGCTGGGACAAGTCTCCTAACCTAGGTTATCAGACTATGGCCCCCATGCTGACCAACACTGCCACGAACATCCCTGCCGGGTTGTTCCCATGGCCCCTTAAGGTTCTCATTAGCCCCTACGTTCGCTATACCCCTAAGGGTTCTGCTGTACGTACCATGGCTGGTGCAGTTCCTGGTGCAGTAACTAACGTAACTGATGGTGATTCGTTAGCTCTCGCACCTCTAACAGACATCTACGCAATTGACTCTGCAGAAGTAGGTGCTCTGGTAGAAAAGGAATCCATTAGCACGGAGGACTTTAACGACCCTTACCGTGATATTCGCAATACGAAGATCCGCGAGCGTTATGGCTTGGCCCTCTTAAACCAGGGTAAGGCTGTAGTAGTCGCCCGCAACGTGGTTCTCAGGAACACATACGTGTTCGATAATACGAACACTGTGTCGAGCCTAAGTGAGCCCACGCGCAATATCTAAGCCACGGTAGGCTTATAACCATGGCAGGGCAGCCGGCCGGTGGCCTCAAAACCACCAGCCGGCCCCTGTCTTTTTTTTAGGGGGACAGCATGGCTGAAGTAGTCTCTACCTCTCCTTATGCAGGTGAGACAGAAGTCTACATAGGCGATACAGTTTCTGTAACGTTCGACGAAAGCATGCGTTCCTCTAGCATTAATGCTAGAACCTTCGTGGTATATGGACAAGATCTATTACCTCTTGAAGGAACTTATACTTATACAGATGCTACTCTTACTGCCGTCTTCACTCCTAGTTCTCCATTTCTTACTCGGTCACAATATAATGTAGTTTTAATAGGTAATAGCACGACAGATGGAATACTATGTACTCGGGAGGATGTTTATGGCCCGGTACCTCTACGCGCTAATTACTCGTTCTACTTTATTACTAACGATGGCCGTTTCGCAGTTGTGCCTAGTGGTATTGTTAATCCTGCTTCTGTGGGCGTCACTTATCCAAGCGGGGTGACTTATGACACTCCCTTCGCTCTCTTAAGTGTTAGACCCGATCATCGAGAAACAAATATTGACCCATCGGGTGTCTACCTAGATGGGGCCGGGAATCCCACTATCCGCATTTGTTTTAATAAGCCTGTTGATATCCTAACAATCGACCCAGACATTTCTGGTATTTGTTTAAATGATGGAATCACAGTTACCATGCGAGATGTTGACTGGGATCCCTATGTGCCAACCATAGATCTGGTATCCTCAGGCTATTGGGATGTTCTGCTATGGCAAGCAACCCTACGCATGGACCATGCGAGTGGTCTAGGATTCAACAGAGAGGTCGAGATTTACATTCCATCTACTGTAGCCGGTCTAGATGGGACCACTCTGGGCACTAATTATACCTACTACTTTACAACTCAATTCGACCCACTATATATTGGGGCCAACCGTGTACGGTTAGCTTTGGGAGAAATGCTAAATGACGTATCGGATGATACGCTCAATAGATTAATACATGTTAACTCATTGCTGGCCAACTGGTATTCTAATGACTATAAGGTTATGATCCAGCCATTTGAAAGTGACGATATTAAAGTTTCAGAACTTAGTGTAATTCGGCCATCATTTACTGTAGACCCCGTAACCGGAGCACCCCTATACGTTAAAGAGTATGTTCTTGCCAAGACTATGCTGGATATCCTTAAAGCAAAATTCTTAGGTGAGATAGACGGCATACTCGTTGGGGGTGGTCCTGGAGCTTCAAAATCATTAGCAGATCTAAAGATCACTCAAGGCGGAATTGATGCCTGGAGATCTACTTTTGGTCCTCTTATCGATATGCTAGAGGACGACAAGAAACGTCAAGGATCAGTAGCATATTGGAAGTCTTATATCACTGGCGAAGCTAGAATGGTATTTGGTCTAATGGCTGTTTGGGGCCAAAGTGATGCTACTGCTCCAGCTTCTGATGCACGCACTAAAGGATTGCCCTAATGGCTGATATGTGGCCCGGCTCATCTACTACTAGAACTCAACGAGCGTTCTTTAGTAATGGAACGCCCGCCACTATATCTGGGCCCACCCATATTGATTTAAGAGAAGGGCTGCAAAGAATATTATTCGGGGATTCAGGAAATCCCCCAGAAGGTCACTACGTCGTAATTCGTAAGATGGTCGATGTGTGCCCCTGTGTAATAGAGGAAATAGGACAGTCGTACCGCAAGCCAGATCCCAAATGTTCCGTCTGCAGAGGGGAAGGCTATACGTACACTGACTCTCTAGCCACAGCGTGGCGCGCCCCCATTGTTGCTTATAGTCAAAACCTTGGAAGCATGAACTATGGAGACCCTGGTATTGCTAAGAATATAGGGTTTGCCTTCTACTTCCAACACGATATCTCTATCAGTGAAAAAGATAAGATATTCGAGACTAATCTAAGCACAGAGGGTGTGTTGCCCGCTCAACCTCTAACACAAGCTAATTTCGTCGAAAAATACCGAATTGTACAGATTATTAATTATCGAGCAGATAATGGCCGTCTAGAATTCAAACAAGTAATAGTAGACCGCGAAGAATTTTAACAAAAGGATTTAATGGACTTAATGTGCCATGGAATCTTCAGGTTTTACCAGCTCAGATTAATATCAGCAAAAGCAATAAATTATTAGTATAAATTACTTGAGAAAAACAAGAGTGAAGCAATTATAATATATAGGGAGTCTCTAGGGTGAGCCTCTTTTTAGGAACTGAAAATCTAAACAACGGTATCACCCCGACAGAAATCGACAGTGAAACCTATCCCATAACGCCAAGGCTAAAAGCGGATAGGCATGGAACACTGAGAGACTTCACACTGGTGATGCTACGGGCTTTTGCATACTACCAGGAAAAAATTAAGAAGAAGGCCCGTGATACGTGGATCCCTATTTTACATGGACATCCACACCAAAAAATTAAAGACGCTGGGTATGTCAAGCAACTCCGTAACCCTGACGATTGTTACCATGTCCAGCCTTTCTGTGAACTGATAACGTACGACCTTCAGTTGCAAGCTCCACAGGGCATGCACAAAGCTTTTGGTGCCGAGAAGCTACGCAACTGGCAGTTCAGAGAAAGAATTAGAGACCAACGATATCCAGATGTGTCTTATGACGTAATGGCCAGGACACACGACAACCTAATAAGGTTTAACTGCTGGGCCTCTAATGGAAGATCCGCAGATTGGTTAGCAGACTTTTTCAAAGAATTTACAGTCTGGATGACCGGATCCATCATGCGGCAAGGTTTTGGAAAGTTTATGTTTGTCGAAAGAGGCATAGACGAAAATATTCCAAAATGGCGAGATGATATAGCAGTTAGAACTCTACAATACTATTTAAGAACTGAAGAGCATTGGTTAATACCAAACGTAGACATTACGGCTCTTAGCAAAGAAATAAGTATAGACTATACAGCAATAAATGACTTTGATAGCTATACACGTTCTATAGTATACAGTGTGGCCTCGGGGGTATTCCCCTCGGGGATAGATGGTTCAACAGTACCAGATTATTCCGGGGTAACAAACTTAGGATACACGACTTACCTGGAAGGGTACCAACGCTAGGAGGCTATTTCGATGAGCTTAACTCAATTCCTGCCAGCATTCGAAACTGAACTGGTAGACGGCGGCTTAATGGTAGAAGACAACACTATTATCAGTGATGTCGTTCTACTTATTGGGTTCTCCGCAATTGGTAACACAGCAGATGCCAATTATATCAATACCCCTATCAAAATCAACCGCCCTGATGCTGCAGATTCGATTTATGGAACAGCGCAGAATGGTTCATCCCTTACTCGTGGTGTTTATGAAGCACGCAATGGACAAGCCAACCAGATTGTAGCGGTTAGTTTAGGTCCTTGGGGCTCAGCTACCTATACTAACCCAACCACGGGTGTAGTATCCCAAATTTTCACACTCAATCCAGGTGGATCTGCTACCAAACCATCAGATTATACCATCAATACGACCAACTACTATGCAGCTCTTGAGAATCTATATGACTTGCTAGAAAATAGCACAGCGGCCGACATTATAGTCCCTATCGACGCCGACGCTTTCGATACTGTTACCGTTAATACTCGTACAACTAACTTTGCCTATCAGCTAGCTTTCCATTTGGCTGATATGTCTACAGAAGATAACGAGTGTATGGGGATGATCAAAGTACATCCCTGCGGTTCTGGTACGCTTACCGTAGTCCGCGACTATATCGGCACTGAACCAAGCAAGAATGCCCTAGGCCAGATCGATATCAATGGTGACGGTCTATTAGGTGAAGAGTGGGCCATGGGAGCATCGGGTACTACATTCGCTGCGGTCGCTCCTGGTTATTTCCGTAGCAACTTCGCTACTACTTCTAACTATTATGGTCTTCCTCCTGTTGCTAGCAATGAAATCGAGGTAGACAGGCGCAACAACCCAGTAGATATCGGGAAATACATCTCTGTTGTAGCTGCAGAGCCTATTTTCCCTGCAGGAGCATATGCTTCTGGTTACTCGGGCACGGGAGAGTGCATCTACGCTGGTGTCGTGTCAAGACTACCAGTCAAGTCTGCACCAACAGGCAAGATCGTACCTTCTATTACTGGACTACTCTATGATCTTTCCAAGAGTCAGTTAGAGTCTATGACTGAGGCTCGTTATGTAACCTTCCGCAGAAATCGGCGCGGCATTGTAGTAACCGATGGTTGCACTGCTTCTAGAGCAACTTCGGACTACAATCGTCTTTCGACTATGCGGATCGTGATGGCGCTCTCGAAGGTCCTACGCAACGTAGGCGAGCTCTATATTGGTGAGGGGAACTCTCCTGAAATGCTCAACTCCCTCAAGTCGGCCATCAAAGCTAAGTTCGAGGCCTTTGTCAAGGATGGAGCAATTAAGAACTACGTGTTCGATGTAGTTCAAAGCTCCATCGACGCAGCTGCCGGTATCGTGAGCATTCCTATCGAAATCGTTCCTGCCCTTGAGGTACGGCGAATCAAACTCGTCGTTAACCTCAGGTCAGCTCTATAAGTAAAGGAGTTGTGCCAACATGGCTGATTTAACCACTAGCCCTTTCACTAGGACATATACCTCATTCTCGGGATGCGATATTGTAGCAACTTTTGACAATATCCGCATCGGTGAGATTCAGGGTATTTCCTACTCTATCACTAGAGAGAAGGCACCCGTCTATACGATGGGATCTGCTGACCCACGATCTTTTAGCCGTGGGAAACGCGGAATTGCAGGGTCCATGGTGTTCACCATGTTTGACCGGCATGCTCTACATCAGATCATGGAACAGAGCTCTTATGTTGCCAAATCTGATGAGAATATTTTGCGTGTGCGTTCAGGTCTTACCGCACAGTCTGTAGACCGGGTTGACCAGTCGGTAATTGCACGCCTAAGTCGTCCGGTTTATGCAGATCAGATCCCACCTTTTGATATCACATTGACTGGTGCTAACGAATATGGTCAGATCACTTCCATGACCATCTTCGGAGCAGAAATCCTCAATGAAGGATCGGGAATCTCCGTAGATGATATTGTCAACGAGCTTGCAGTAACTTTCGTGGCTCGTTACGTGCAGTCGTGGGCTCCCTACTCAGCTAGCAACCAGGATATTGATATCCTGGCATTGGGTGGGTCTGTTGATCTACGTCTAATTCCTGAGCTAGTAGAAACCAATCGTCCTTAATCTTCTCTAGCTCCTCAGTCGGATAAGCGGCTCTGCCCGCCCCAGGGCCGCTCCCGACTTCCCACCTCGGAGTAGCAATGGATTTATTCTCGTCTTTACTAGAACCTAACCAATATTACGCTAACGATGGGTCTCAAGTAGGTTATGGGAACATTATACGTCGAGATCATACCTCGGAATATCTTCGGACTAATACCTCATTTTCCGGATGCGATATTACCGCAATAGTCAATCGTCCCGAAGCCAATCCCGTACGTCTTGGTAATCTTTCTACTATTACATACTCTATCCATAGAGAGAAATACCCAGTCAGAGCTGTGGGACTAACTAACCCGAAGGGCTTTACTAGAGGCCCGAGGACCATTGCTGGCACGTGTATCTTCACGGTACTCAATAAGCATGCCCTATACGAATTAAGAGAAGACAAGGCTGGCACCGACAATGATAGCCAAAAAGGATTTGAGCCCTATAATCTATCTGATCAAATAGTCCCAATAGATATTGTGATCGTTTTCACCAATGAAATGGGCGTACTATCCAAAATGACTATCTATGGTGTAGAATTTGTGGACGAGGGCATGGTAATGTCCATTAATGATATCTATACTGAAAGCACTCACAGTTATGTTGCGGCAGGGATTGATCTAATGCACCCGGGCGGGGAAACTATGACAAACGCCGTAGCTAACCGCTGGACTGATGGAAGTTTTACCTTCAATACCTTCTACAATAGACTAGAGCCTAACTGGCGTCCAGCACCTAGGGTATTCTTCTAGTGTGTTTTTTACGATATGCTAAAATCTCAATTGATACCAACTGAGTATAATCAAAGCGGCTCTTGAATGTGAATGAGCTATCAAAAGGCGTCTTGTTGGTATCTGTGGGACGCCAAGCAAAATAATATCCCCTATCATATAATCTAGGTGTTTGAGCTCTCCACCATGACGTTAGGTCAGCTATCTCTGATTGGTTATATCCTTTAATGATAGTTCTAGGCCCATACCCCATAAGTAAATATCTAGCTCCAAAAACATGGCACATCATTAGAGAGATATATGACATCCTGGCCTGGATCTCCTGTTGCCGACGTAGGGGTTCAGAACAATACTGAGGAGTTAAATAAAACCACTCTGTAAGTTCATTAGTACAACGCTTGGTTGGGTATCCATTTATCTCATATTTATCATCGTGGGAAATAATGGTGCTAAATACTGCTCCTTGGTACTCGGACAATTTATTGGGCAAGGGATTCTCGGGTAGGGATATTTGATCAAGGTTTACGTAAATACCGTCCATTTTATACTGTGGTTTTTGGACTACATCACGCAAATCCACATGTAGATAAACCTGGGCCTGTACTGTAGTGGTAAGAAATGTTATAATAATAAGCAGGATATGTTTCATAAGTGCCTCACAAGTTCCTTTACTAAATTCAATATATACCCTAGCCTGGAATAAGTCAAGTGTCCATTCCCTATAATCTAACAACCAATAAAGGCACTAAATATAATGTGCCTCCTGTAACTGACAAGTCCTTAATGGACTCCAGGCTGGCAGCTACAGAAGCTTTTAGCCAATACTATTCTGGGAACCAAGTAGCCCTTTATATAGGTGATACGTGGCTCGACGACATATCTTTTGTCCAGTATCAACTGACACAAAATAAGCGTCCATTTTGGGGCTATAAATCCCAGCAGTTTGATACGGTAGCTAAAGGTACCCAGCTAGTCTCAGGAATGTTCTCGGTTAACTTTAAACATACCAACTATCTTAATATTGTCGTAACAGCTTATCTTGACAAAACGAGAGCTGTATCGCCAACTAATATTGACGAAGGTAAGCTTCAGGAGTATATTAATATAATGCATGATGATCCGACCGCTCTGGCAGAACTTAGTATCCAGAACCCCGCGCTTCTGACAGATCGGCAGATAGCTGATATTGATAAGACTACAGACTCTACAAAGATGGAGTTACTAAAACAATACTTCTGGGGAGAACATAAGGCACCAGAGATTATTGCCACAGATAATCTGCCACTTTTTGATATTGTTGTATATTTTGGAGCTTTTGATACCAGAAATAGGTATATGGCTCAAGAGACAGAGCGATCGCTACACACGATGCGCACCATCACAGGGGTTAGCATCACGGGGCACTCTATGCAATACGCACCCACTGGAGAACCCGTACAGGAAGTATTTACATTTATTGCTCGAGCAGTAAATACTCCAGTTACAAGACGGGTGCTATCACAAGAACCTTTAACGCTTAAGCGTTAGGGAAATTATTTAAGGAGAAATAGAAATGGCAGACGAGAAAGTCAAGGGCGGGCCAACATCTGAGGAGTTGGCAGAGCTACAGAAGAAATATGGCAAGTGTTTCAAAATCTCATTCTCCGAGACCGATGTGTTCATCGTGCGCCGGCTGAAGAGATTTGAGCACCGCAATATCCTGCGTGAAGTCCAGGAAATCATGAAGGCTAACCAGCAAGACCCCCAGTTAGCTTCCGTAGCCCAGGAAGAGAAGATCGTAACTGCAGGTCTAGTCTGGCCGGCAATTGCGGACCCTGCATATTGGGCAAGTTCACCAGCGGGGTTCATGCCTAGCCTAGCTCAGACGATTATGGAAATATCCGGATTCACGGATCAATTCAAAATCGATGAGCTTTAAACCTAGTTAATCTATAGGGGGCTGGGTATATCCTGGCCCCCTTTTTATTTGGAGAAAACCATTCATGGACCTAGCAGAACTCACACGAGAATATGGTGAAGTTATCCAGTCACAAACAGCGCCTGTATATTTGCGCCGGCTCTCCATGAATGAATATGATAAGTTCGTAAAGCTTAATAATAATTCTCCGGATATTTCTAAAGTCACCTATGACGCTGAAGAATTTATTCTTCGCTCTGCGATTATCCCTGCTCCTACAGAAGCAGAACTTGATGCTTTATTTGAGTATTCGAATTCATCACAACCCCTCATAGCAGAAATTACTGCCCTCGCTGGATTTGAAAATATTGAACTGTTTGTGCGGGAACTTAAAACACAACGAGAATCTGTCCGAGGTTTAGTTAAAGAGCAAGTAGTAGCTTTCATCAGCAAAGCTATGCCAGTATATACTATTAAAGAAATTCAGGACATGAACTATCGGCAACTAGCCTACATGCTTGCATTATCAGAAGAAATTCTAGGCATGACATTCCCAGGATTTGGGGATGATACGCCAAAAAAAAATAGTATCCTAGAGTAAAAATGCTTTCCTCAAAAGCCAGTTGGGCCATAGCTTCCCTAGCCGCAGGTGCTTTTCTAGGGTCTCGAACATCGCGTCGGCCTATTTCAAATGCCGATGTTGATGCTGGTGGTCATGCCACTAGTAAAGGGATAATGGCTGGAGTAACAACTGCCGGTGTGATGTCAGCTCTATATAGTGCTACGCATATAGGCCCGCAGAATGCCTATGCTGCTCCACTTATGGGGGTAGCAGGACTATTGGGTGGCTATATTGTCTCTAGAAATCTATCTAATTATCGGGATGCCAGTACTCTTACCGGGAACACCAAACTTGCAGACATCCCCACATACCTAAAAGTAGCAGGAGGACTTGGGGCGCTATATTTTGGTGGTCGTGGAGCTATGCCATATACAGCTCGCATTATGGAGCGTTTTGGAAGGATGAGCCAACCCTTTGGCAAAGCTTTAGACAAAGCAGCCGAAGAGGCAGAGTGGGGTTCACCACTGGCATTAGCTAGTACGCTCACAGGTGGGCTCCGCGACGTAGAAAGCAAATTTGCTCTAAGCGCTAACAATCTTACTAGGTTCCCAATTAGTAATTCAATTGAAGCTCTTAGCCAGCTCAATTATCATGTAAATATTCCGGGAGATGCTAGGAAGCGAGTTGCTAACGATATCATAGGCTCTATACAAGCGCAGTATAGTAAGCCCAACATGGAAATAATTAATGGTCTGAGATCGGCTACTCTGCTAGATTTATCGCGCACTACTAGTCCTATCAGTGACAAACTATATGGGCTAGTCCAGGAAGGTGTCAAGTTAGGAAATATTGGTTTAGGAAAAGGAGTATTCTATGACACTCGCTCTAAGAGAATACTTAACCTAAGTCAATATAGTCTAAGCAATATATTCTGGAAATCAGTGCTGAAATTTGAAAAATCCATTAAGCTGCCATTCGTAGGTTTTAATCCTATTACCTTCTTTAGACCAACCGAATTCAGCGATATCCGGAAGCAATACAACAAGCTGCATTTCTTCAAACCTAATACACCATATGGACCAGCTCCGGCAGATAAACTAGGCATTAAAGGTGGCATCTATTTCGGTGGCAAACTTTATGATGGAGCAACTGGAGACACATTAACTAAAGGCGGAATGGTAATAAAAACAGGGTCTTGGTTAACAGAAAAAGGACAGCAACCATTCTTTAAAGAAACCACATGGGGTTCTATCCTACGGATGAGATATTCTGCAGGCATGAACCGCGAAGCCCCCAAAGGCTATGTAAGTGTAGGTAATGCTTTTATTAAACAACCCAAGGGTAAGCTAGAAAAATTCAAGGATTGGTTCGAATTAGGCTCTCGATATAACGAACATCCCTCGGTCTGGTCTTCTATATGGACCGCTATAAAAGAAAAAAGAGGACAGAAGGGTTTATGGAAGTCAGTCAAAGAGGCCTGGGAATCAGCTTTTGACGCTACTAATATACAACAAACCACTAAAAATAAATACCGTCTCAACCAATCCATGAGTGCCTTTGGGTCTAAAAACTTTAATCCCAAGAAGGGGCGTTCTAGTTTTGCGTTTATGCCGTTTTCTGACACTCCAGGCACTGGGGCATTTTGGATGGCTAACCGGTTCGTGGCTCTTAATGAAGCCATCGGACTAGGGGGACTCAACCCACGCACTACTAAATCAGCCTCTGATGTTATATGGAAAATGATATTTAAAAGATACTTGCCAGCCTTCTTGGCTTTCGAACTATTGAAAGGGACTAATGATGTATCCAATATGCTTATCGGTACAGGACCAAAGGAAATCGCAGCTACTGCTATCGCGGGCGGACTTACTGGTGCCTCATGGATGCGAGACGCCTTAGGTATTACTGGTATGGCCCAATATTTCGAAGAACTCATGCCTGGCTCAATGACCTCTCCAGCCTCTACATTAGGCCGATCAATAGGAATGCCATTAGTAGCAGGCGTGAAACTAGGTCCACAGGGTCTGATGGCTGGAGCTGCCGTCTCCGCCTTCTTGGGTGGACCTACTGATATTACTAAAACTTTTGAAGAAACTAAAGGAGAATATTTTGGGGACAAGAACGTCCCAATTAGATCTGGTAGATGGTGGGGATTTGGTGGATCTAGTTTCTGGGGTGGAAGAATTCAAACATTTGTACCCAATTGGTATCAAAGACTTATGTCTAGGTACCAATATGGAGACGTTATGTATGGATCAGAACTAGAATATTGGACTAACTATGGAGATCCATACCACTGGGCACAGAAGCACTATCGAGATAGACCATATCCCATAGTAACTTCTCCAGTAGAAGAAGTCCCATTTATTGGTCCTTCGCTAGCAGGATGGTTCTCAAGACCTCTTGTTATGCATCCTGGAGAATGGGGTGGAGGATCTGGAGCCATGCTAGGCAACGGCCCGAGCAATGGTATGGGCCAGGGCATTGGTGGTGGCCCAGGAGGATTAGGAAGTGCTGGTGGAAGCGGAGGAAGTTATGGAGGCGGATTGCCCCTAGGCGGCGGCGGGAATAGTATCGAGGAAACTATTTATCCAGGACTAGGAGGCCAATATCCAGAACTAGGAACTCCAGGCAGTCTGCAAAATAGGATTGGTGAACAGTTCTATAGAGGAACAGAATATGCTGGTATTTATGGTTTTGCTACCAATACTATATTAAAACAAGTCATTGGGGAAGAAACTCCATTTGTAGGTCCTCGGCTTGAATCTGCTCTGCGTATCTCTAGTGCAGAAAGAAGTTATTGGGATATTGCCCTGGGTGGTCTAGGAGGCCAAACAGAACTCTTCCGACGGTTCTTACCTCACCGACGTAGAGAAAATGAACTTATCAATGAGATACCTAATACCATGCCTCCCTGGTTGCCAGGAGCTAATTACTTTAAAAACTTTAGGCAGGGGGATCCATATAGTTCTATCCCATTTGGAGAAATAAGATTACCAGGTAGCGGCTATGAACAATTTCACGGTAGTGAATATGGACCATTAGACAAGTATCGTATCCTGGCAGACGTAGCACCCTACAGCTCAGAATTTAAATTTCAGGCCGAGCAGATTATGGCTATGTCAAAAGCCGGCATGCTAACTCCCGAAGAAGAGGAGATGCGCCAAGAAATACGCAAACAGGTATCAGCCAAGAAGAAACGCTACGAGTTTGAGGAAAGAAACTTCGGCGCTGACAATACCACTACCGAAACAGTAACAGTTAATAAATACCTAGGCGAAGGTAGATTTACAGTAGCCAATGAGCCAGGATACTTTAAACTTGCTGGCCTTTCTGCAATAGATGATAAACAAGCAGGCCTAGAATCTATTTTATACCAAGGTGCTAGGGTAGAAATCACTAGACTAGAAAATGATGAGACTAAATGGAATTCTGTAGTGCCTACGACGCCTGTTATTATCGAGGGTCTTAATAGACAACTCCTGGAGAGTGGTGTAGCTAAGTATAAAAGAACTGGTCCCGGGGCAACCTTTGATGTACTTAATATGCAAGTTAAGTATAATCCTATTGAACAAGCAGCTGGAAGTGCGTGGGAAACCTTTTCCCATATGGATACTCCATTTCATACCAAGTTTTTAAATGAAAGAACACCTCTGGAATCTTGGGAGCGCACTCAAGTCTATGGTCGAGAATCTGTAAGTTGGAGTAATTTACCACGAGATCTAATTGATCCCTGGGTACAAAAAATGAAGTCTCGGGATATCTTTACAGCCACAGCCACCGGGGCTATTGGTGCCGGCATGTTTGGTGGAACTTCCGGCATGCGGATGATGTTAGGTGCAGCAGGCGCTCTAGGCGGAGCGAACCTTTCTGTCATGGGTGCTGTTCAATCAGACAAAGGCGCCTATGTTCCCAAATACCGAAAGAAGGAATGGGACATAGAACAATATTTTGATGCCCTCGAATATTTAAAATATCGAGGGATGTATGAATATGCCAGAGAGCGGGCCATCGAAGAGGAAGGAATAGACCCCGAAAAATTAGTGGGTGGGGTAGAATTTTCTCAAAAGACCAGAAGAGATATTGCTAGGAAACTTAAAAAAAGATATTCCAAGCTAACTCTACAGTCTTTGGGCAATCCCGATGACCTTAGCATCAAAGATTTAAGAACTGAAGTTAGAGATCAAATTCAGGCCCTGCAAGGACAAAAATACACTGAAGATGAAGTCATGCGGTTAGCCCAGGGAGGATTTACTGGAGCGGCTATGGCTCTGAGGCGCAAATGGCAATCCACCATGTATGGTGCGGATCCCAATGGAGACATGGGCAATATCATGCGCGCTCTCCCATCTAAGCAGAGAGACTATTTTACGGGACTAATGAATGCGCCAGCTAAAGATAGAGAGAAAATCTTATCAATAACGCCGCTTGGAATGCGCCGATTCTTGGAGGCCAAGTGGGGCATGGATGTAGAGGAAAACCCAGATCTTGAGGATTATTTCTCTGACAAGGCTCTGCCAAGACAAAACTGGGTAGGCTGGCACCCAGCTGTTAATCTTGATGATGTTAAACTAAAAACAGTCAAGCAAGAAGCGCTTGATATGCATGATTTTAATCTATGGGAATCCGATGAACGTAAGCTTAAATATAAGCCCTATGTTCCATATATTAACCCATTTGATACAAGTGCAAACCGAGGTAGCCCGGCTACTGTTATCCGCAACCTGTTAGCTGGACAGGGATATTCAAGATATTCTGTAGAAGCAATGGATGCCGCCGTGTTATCCTATAAAGGAGATCCTGGATTAAGCATCTCCTTCGAAGTTAAACATGAAACAGAACCCGAGGCTACTGAATATGTTCGAGCCCATCTTCCAGAAATGATACGTAATGGCTACATCAGATAACTTTATTCCCAAGGGACTATCCAGTAAGGCTACTAGCCTCCTAAAACTTGGAGGCTATCAGTATTCTGTTGCTTCCGGGGCTTGGATCCGTCCTGCTGATAACTTCCGAGGATATGAAGGCGAAAAGTTATTCCTGCCTAGCCACCAGCCTAATAGTATCTTCGAGATGGGCCGCATCTCTAGATCTGGGCATGGACTATTATACAAAAACCGGGAGATGAATCTCACCCAATACGCATCTGCCAAAATGAGCGAAATTGCCAAGCTTAGTAGTCTATCTAAAACAGAAAAACTACAAAGGCTTGATACTTTTGCTAAGGAGTTTACTGCCGAGTTGCGCTCTATGCCACCTGCTAGTGTAACTGGATTTGGTGGTAGTGAAGCTAATGCTAGTTCCTTTAAAGACCCAGTCTTGGCCAGATTATTGCGTGATCCCTCGGCCCCTGAAACCAAAGTATCTGCCCGCCTACATGAGCTAGCTAACAAAGGCTATTATTTCCTTCCCGGCAAGGTAGAAAAAGGTATTATTAGCCGGATGTCTCCATCTGCATTGATGCCGGGCATGGGAGGCATACATGCTCTCAACAAATACACTACTCTCACCAATGTGCTACCTGTATATGGCACTACCAGATCTGTAACTCCCTTTGCAGTTACTAGGGAAACCATAACGGCAGCCAATCGTGCTTATCACCCAGCCTATAGAACACTTCATACGGGTCTTTCTCTCCGTGCATTATTTGTAGACCCGGCCTCTGCTCACACTGTTGGAACTGGAGCCATCTTCAGGGCTAGTGCTTTACGAGGTCACGGGGCTATTAGGCCCATGGAAATTACCTTTAGTAAAAAATTACTTGGAGATATTCTAGGAAAAGAAGAGGCTACAGATCTTCTTGGTAAACTGAAGCGTGCCCCTGCTGGCCTACAAGGAGTCACCGTAAGCCGAGGCATTCTTCGTACTCTACAAAAAGCTCGTTCAGATCAAGATGAACTTAGATCGCTGCTGGGTACAGTAGAACCCAATCAGGTAGATCGCTTAATGAGCGCTCATGGCATTAAATTGGGTCGCGGAGAACATAAACTCTTTGGTCTAAAAAAGATGAAAGGTGGCCAATATACATTCTTTGGTGGAGAGGTTCAACCCATTGCTCTAAGCACCAAGATGGTCATCGCAGGCCAAAAAACCTCTGTGGTGGGAGCCTGGCACGATACTCCATTTGATGAACTAGCAGCCAAGGCATACCCACATCTTAGTCCAGAACAAATTGCTGGTGTTGATGTTATTATGTCACATGCTGGAACCTCAAAACTAGATCAAAGAGAAACAGCCAATCTTTTCTTTAGTAAAGCACAAGACTATATTGAGGGCGCACAACATCCACTGGAAAGAACTCGTCGCACTAGTGAAGTTCTTAATATCATTAACGCTGATATTAAAAGGGGTCCATTAGCTACAGTAGGAGCTAGTGGTGTTCTCGAACTTCCTGGCTCATGGAAAGCTATTCCCAGTAACATTAAGGCTATTGAAGCTAAACTCCAATCAGCTGGGATATTTGAAGATGCTCTTGAAGCTTTACGAGCACCTAATATTAGCAAGCTGCCTGATGCCATCCGTCGCGTACATGCCCAACCACTACTTTCTGGGCTAACATCGACATTCCGGTCTACAGGTCGTACTCTAAAGGTGGGAATTGATGATGTGGCTGCTGCAATGGCAGCCAAACGTCCTCGCCTAGCCAGCGAATTTGCTAAATCTATAGCACAACAACCTGCCGCTCAACAACTCATGGAGGGGACAAGAGTTCTATATGGGTCCTTGCCTAAGACCCTAAAAGTTCTCGATACTACCACTATTAAGGCCATGGCTAATATTACTAGAGTAAGGGGAGGCGGGCTGGGGAATATTACAACTGCCCTACCTCTTAATCCGGAAACAAGCGCTGGTTATGTTCTTAATCTGCCTAGGCCAGTTTCTGTTACTACGGGTCAAGGAAGAATAGTCAATATGACTAATGCAGTATTTGAGATGGGCGAAGCTACAGGTTTGGCATGGCAAGAACCCGGAATGTCTATTAGAGCAACGCCCTATCACAAAAGCTGGATAAAATTAGCTAAAGCCATAGTAGGCAATGACTCCAGAGTCTCGCTCGAACAAGCAGCTCAAGAATACTGGACTGCTAGAGAAAATCTGCTCGGAAAAGATAGGCTTTTTACTCGCAAAGCCTTTAAAGCGCAGATGACAGGTATACGTGGTGCGGCATCTTTTCTATCTCCAGAAGAAGAACAAATTCTCAATAGAGTATATAACAAGGGTAAACCCTCTGCAACAGGATGGTTGGCACTTACGCGGAACAAGGCAGAGTATCTTCTTGCCAATGATTTACAGGGACTTACAGACCCAACAGAACGTCTTGCTAAGCTTCGCTCTCTTATGAGTGAGGGCGTATATACCTATGCAGGTAGACCTCCTCAATATCCTAGTGGATATGCGCCCGTACGATTGGCACTCTTAGAAGAGTTAGGCCAATTCAATGATTATGCCACCAAAAATAACCGTAAAGCCTCCGAAAATATCATGCGTATGTCTGGGATAGTAGAGGGGTATAGTCCTATACCGGGCAAAAAAATAGCTGCAGATGCCGATATAGATATTGTAGTAGCCCATCGCTTAAGCGAGGCAACACGAGCTGAGGCTAAGCGCGAGCATTATCGTCTATACCGCACATCTCAATTTGGAGACATTGTTGGTACCTCTCTAACTGCCTCCGAAAGAGCAATGCAACTAGAAGCCGCTGGGTCTGCACTAAATGCCGAACTTATTGGTGAGGCCTCCATTGCTAAAGGTAAAGTAACGGGTCCTCTACATAACTTAGCTTTACAAATGCAGGACTATGGTCGCAGATATGTAGAACAACGCAAACAGTGGAAAACAATGGGAATACTAAATCCCAAATCTACTAAACACTGGACCCCAGAGTATGTTGAAAGCCTGGCATATATGGCAGGCCGAGGCGCAGAAACTGGCTTTGACTACAAAAAGATTAAACAGGAAGAAGCACTAAAAAAAGCTGTTCGTATTAGACCAGCTACTTTGCTTAGAAAATCAAATCTTACCCCTCAAGAAACTACACAGCTCATAGACTTCTTTGGCCTTACTGGTACCAAGCATGCTTATCGAACAATACGCGATATGCGTATGTTAGCACATGATGTTGTTAACTCAGGTAGGGCTGGGCAAAACTATGTAGAAATGATGCAAAAGGCAAACTCAGCCTTTGAAAAACCAGCTATGGAAACTGCTCAGAAGCTAGCGTTTATGCGGGGTGTACGAAGCAAAGGTGCTCCAGTAACGCCCATGCAACTCCTAGCTAAGCATGGTCTATTCCCTGAGGCTGGAGATGTCTTGGGACAAATGAATGCCGCCACTGCTAGTGGTGAAGGTGGTATAAAAGGCATCAAAGAAGTTAAGGGAATGATTGGGGAAGGCCTCAATAAATTTATTGGTGAATTAAAAGCTGGGCGGGGTTGGGGCACAGTAGCTCTTGGAGCCATTGGAGTGGCCGGCTTAGTGGCCTCTTTTAGAAAGCCCGGGGTAATGATTGCCCGGCCAGATCAAAACCCTGTAGACCAGCGAGCCTACTATAACGAAGGTGATAGAGCTGAAATTATTCCACAACGTTATTCAACCAATGTACGCACAATGACAAACCAGCAACATAACGTTAGAATAAGAGTAAGGGATTCTCAAAAACGCGATCGTGGGCACTATATCAATATGGCAGAAAGTTTTGCTTCTAATACTGGACTTCCTACCTCTAGCCGTGTTACCTTTTCCGATAATTCAGCAACAACAGACTATGGTCGTATATTCCAAAATGAAGCCAGCATGCAACTTGCATAAGGCAAAATAATCATGTTCTCAACACAGAAACTCTATGACATCTCCGAATTCGATACTTATAAATCCATGGATGGAGCATTTCGTTTTGGAACTATCTGGCTTATGGTGCCTCCACTCAGCATCCATTTCAGCAATATTAAAGGCAATGAAGTATCATGGACAATGCGACAGCAAGGTCCTAGCTTCAATAAAACTGGTCGTGGAATGATATCTTTTGATGTCGATCTAGTATTCTCTGGGCGTCATGCTATTGAAAAACAACTTGCCCCAATACTAGCTATGATACGCCGGAACCCCATACAGATGGTGGCTAATAAAACCTTAGCAAAATTATTGAGTTATGATGACAATAAAAAATTGCCATGTATCCCCATAGCTGTTACACACTACGCTCTCAATACTATGCAAGATCTGCCAGACACACTCATCCTAAACTTGAGTTGCATGGTATTTAATATCAAACCATATACTCGACGACCCATGTTTCTAAGAGCTGAATTTGTCAAGGAAGATCCAGAGTATCCTGGATATCCAATTCTCAACTTTATACCAACTTCCAATCCAGAAAACAGTAATCTTTATATAGACTTTTATAACAGCCTTATTAAACCCTGGAATAAAGTTAATGGTTTTATGTTTGCTGGCGAGGGACTGGACAGCCAAGAAACCCCTGGTTGGTTTAGCGGGAGGTTTGGGAATAGAGAAAAACAAATAGTTAAAAATGGAACCTGTATTCGGTTGCCTGACACACGTGGAGATTTTGTTGGAAGCAATATGACTATAGGATATCATACCTGGGGTATAGATATTGCCCTAGATACCAACCTTGGGGCCTATCTAAGTAATAGAAGTGGGAAATGGGTAGAGACTGAAGGGGAGGCTAAGCAAGATATTATCGAATGGCTAGGGATTAAAGATGATACAGAAAAACACAGGTCCTTAAAAAATTTAATAAAGGGATACTCGGATTTACTTACGGCTCTGCCCGCAAGCAATGTTGGTGGCAAATATGTGAAAAAATTTCACATTAATACTGATAGTATCAAACAAATAGTCAGTCAAAGTATACAGCGTAGTCTACCTATTAGTGTGCTCCCTACACTTTCCTCTCATATACCTACTATACAATATCTAGGAGGGGCCGAGTCAAGTTTACAAGTAAGCATCGTAACACAAAACGAAGAGTGGCTTCAGATACTAAAAGCAGTAGATGCTACAATTGAAGCTTCGGCACGAGATCTACATCGTAAATATGGGTGGGAAAGCACCTATATAGAGTCTGATATTCCTAACATCAATGGAACGTTCAATGTTGTATGGGGTGACATAGATGTACAAAGTGTTGAAGACAACCCTGGGACCTATATAGTCAATATAAAGTTTCAAGAACAAGGAGAGATAGTTAATGTTTTAAATACTCCTCCCACGCAAGACAAAAAACTGAAGCGTAAGCTATTGGACGCCATTATTAATGAGTATGCGCAGACTGGAAAATTGTGGACTTATGATGCTTCCGTAGACAAGAGAACTAAAAAATATACATACGGACATGATTGGAATTCCACTTCCTATATTCGGGCTATTATCATACCCGACATTATCCGCGTTATTCGTGATGAATATATTAAATATTTAAAAAACACATATTATGGTAAAGGTAGTTGCTTTCAAATATGGCCAGCAACCATAGGATTTTTCCAGAGCAATACAGACAGTGAATATATAACCAGAAATCTCATGATGCAAAATGCTGCTACTGCCACGCAAGTAGCTCTATTGGATCCTACAACTTTTGCGGCGCATCTTATTGAAAAAGGATTAAATAGTGCAGGTTTTATAGACTCAACAAAAGGTATTACAGAATATGAGAGAGTAGAAAATGCTTATAATGCCATATGGCGTGCTATCGTTGGTGCCCCACCATTAGAGCAGGGTGCAATATTTGGAGGAGTATCTCCTGAAGTGTATAACTCTCTTGGCCTAAAAGCACAGATGATGATGCTAATATGTGAAAACGACGCTAATGAATTAGCGGCATGGCAAGGAGCTGTAGGCTATAGCGAAAAGGGATACTTTGCTGCTTTTCGTAGATGGCTAAGGGATAATCCTCCTGTCGATCTTCTTATGCGACACTTTGTTGGAAGACTAGATTATCTAATTCGCAGTCCTCACTTGCTACTATGGGAACTCGATCGCATGAAGCATATAGACGCTAGCGAGCGCGCAGACCTGAAGACGCAGTTGTGCCCTCAAAAAAATCCTACAAAACAAACATTTAGATTAGAGTATTATCTCTCAAACTATCCCGATATGGGCATGCCTTATCAATATTATCCTCGAGATATTCATGGGAACAAGTTATCCAAACTCCCTTATATTTTTATGTCGCCAACATTCTATATGCAAAAAAACTCTGTCCTAGCAGAACAGGGCCCTGCTGATGATGAACAACTAAAAAATACCTCTGAGATAAAAACTCAGATCAATTCTATATCTAAAAAAGTATTAGATGACCGCGTCTCACGCAAAAAAGCTCTTGGACACTATTTATATGGCGGGTTTAATCCCAATAGTACATCTTCCAACGATGGCCTGCGGACCCTTACTCGGGTGCCATCCGAACTAATTGTTCAAGATGCCAAAGAAAAACAAAAGATGGACGAATACCAACAACGACTTAAGGATATCGAAGCGACTAGAACTAACTATAATGTAAAATACCAGTCTAGTACTATCCAAACCCTAGGTTCATCAGATATGGTGAACTATAATGCATCTTTAAATGATAGCTCCTCTTATTCCAATGAAACGTCTCGACAGGCAATTACAGAACATATTCGCGAAGGGCGTCTCTGGCGAGCAACTTTTAAGGACCATAACCCCAATATAGAGCAAGACCTTCAAAATATAATTAAAAAAGGTTATGATGCTATATATAATGATGCTGAATACTATTCCCTAGATAAGGCATTCCCGACCTATAAGCTATATTTTAGGATAGAAAATAAACCTGAGTGGTTTTTGTTTGATCAGTTCTTTGATTTCAAGGGGGCAGATAGTATTAAGTATTATAAAGACAAAGCTGCACCAGGTTCAGTCTTATATATCACACTAAATAATCACAATAACTGCTTATCGGATATTGCTGCATTATCTGCGCATCGTTCTTTTGCTGCTGGAGATCTTAATACTTCCGATCAAATTAAAGTTTGGGCTACCGCTGCAGCTGATAATTCTCAGACCCGGGGTGGCAATACCCGCCCGGGAGACTTATTTGAAAAAAGTATATGGGGTAAGCCCGCCTCATCAAAACAAACCGATATAGAATATCTCAAGCAAACTGTGCCTACCTCTATACGCAAGTTATTTGTGCGTGCAGGTACTCAACTGCAATTAAAACTTGGATATAAACCAGGCTCAGAAGATTTGTCAACAATTTTCAATGGGTATATCTCCGATGTTAGTTACGCTGATGATCAGATTATGATCGTAGCCCATAGTTATGGAGCCGAGCTTTTAACAGATGCCAACGTAGGATGGCTAGTAGGACGCGCCCTGCCTCCTAAGGCTCTAATCTGGAAATTGCTAGCCAACTCCAATATCAAGCACTTAGGTAGATTTCTTGGTGCTTCAATAACTCCCGATGGTAGTTTTCTGGGCAACTTCGAGGTCTCATCTTTTGATGACAACATCTATATCGATGAACTAACACAAGAGGGTTTTGCAGCTATACTTCAAGCCTATAATGCTGATAATATGACAGTCTGGGATGTGTTGCAGGATATTGCCGCAGCACATCCCGGGTACATATGTGCAACTGTACCATATGATAACCGAGAAACTATCTTCTTCGGGCGTCCAGATTCCCTATATCAATTCACACATGACCTTGGAGTGTCTCGCAAACTCACCAAAGAAGAACAAGGATATGGTTCTATTGGCGGAGCTCCCAAACTACAACTTCCAGAAGGAGAGATTAATCAGCTTCAATGGTTACGTATTAAACAACAATCCGAGGAAATGATTACTACGCAAATGATTAAGCGCTGTCAAGAATTGGTTAATGCTAACACGAGCCGCCTCGAAACAGAGTTCTATATGTATGCTATGAAGTATTGCCAGTATGTAGAAATACTAATGAACCTAGCGTGTGATCCCTCTAGTGGGAACATGGAATATGCCCTAGGGGAAGTTGTGGGCGGGGAACCCAGTCCATCCAGTGAACAAAGTGTTGGTACAACTAACGTCGGGCACGTGCATAACCGCTTAGATGGGGGAATGCGCAAATTTGCTCCACTTGGCGAAGGCATTAAAGCCTATAATGACCTTTATGATATATACTTTAGGGTTACTGCTTTTATGTCTACGAGTATGGATTATGGTGTAGCAGAACAAATGAAATATTACTGGAACCAATCAGAGAAAGCCAAAAAACGTATGGATGAAGCATTATCAAGAGTAGCTACTGGAGGAGATGCAGATAAAAATATCCCAGATAAAGATACTGATGGCCCAGTTGGCGCATTGCTAAAAAGTGTAGATAACACTCTATATGCGCCTATATTGAAATTAGGAGAAGAAGCCTACGCAAGGTGGGGCATTGATTCGGTTTTTGTGGCTGTAGCATGGTCACAAGTTGCTATGGCACTCCAGAATATGAATGTTCTCCTAGGTAAAATTGTACCATCACAACCTAAAGACGAAAATGACAATGCATTAAACCCTATCTTGCTTGGAAAATATTATGAAAATGTTACCATACCTGGGCGAGGGGTGCTTACCAACTCTATATTTAAATTTACACAAGAAGACTGGAGTGCCATTAATAGCAATACTATAGACCTAGGAACATGGCTAAGAAAAACATGCTTGCAGGCACATGCCTATCTGCGTAGCATGTTGCTCAATAAACTAGGCTTTAATGGTTCTGAATATCAATTTCTATCTCTAGCGGGGCATGCGCCTAATAAAAAATACTTCCGCCAATATCACTTACTCAATGGATTTGAAAACATAATCAGCAACAACATTAAAACCTCCTTCCAAACTATGTGGAATAGGGTGCGCGTTAAGTATGAAAGGCATAACGCAACTCTTATGAATATCTACTTGCCTGCGTTTGTTAAACTAGATCTCCCATTTGTTCTACCATTTACGGCAGCTAACTCAGACTTTACCATCAAGGCTGGCAATACACTAGGTAATGAAATATCAAGAGAGTTAACCACTAGTGTTGAAAATGCCAAGACAGTGGTTCAAGCCAGACACTATGCTACTAGTTATCTAGGAGAAGGAATACGCAATATGTATGCTGGTAGTTTAACTATCTTGGGAAACCCAGATATTAAACCATATGACATCGCATATATTTACGACGACTACAACGGCATGGCTGGACCTGTTGAAGTCAAGAGTGTGACCCATCTTATGTCCGCAGAAACTGGGTTTATTACAGTTATAGAACCTCATGCCAAAGTAGACGTACTTGGCATAGGAGATAGTCCCACTGCTATTATTGGCACTCTATTTGATGTAGCCAGTCTCGTGCCTCTCTTCTCACTACTTAGGCCCGTTAAAGCAGTTAAGGGTCTGGGATGGCTTGTAAAAGGTGTATCTAAAATAAAAGCTAATCCATCACAATTCATGAAGAAAGACTTGCCAGATGCTTGGTCGAAATTAACTAAGACAACATCTGACTATTATGATAACTTTAAAGCCTGGGGCACCAAACAAGGCGAAGCTGTTAATGCAGCTATTGCCAAAGGCATACGCACAGATATCTTCGGTGATACTGAAAAAGCGAACAAGTTTGCTAAAAGCCTAGGTATAGACAATGCTGATCTATTAAAACGTCGCCTTGTATACATCAGTAATCGTAAACTTCGTAAGTCGGGGAATAGAATTGCACAAACCACTATTGATAAGAAGTTTGCAGAGATGAGTCCCACAGCCCTTCAAAATAATATTGAGAAGCTAGCCAATAAGGTTAAGTATGATAAGTTAACACCTGAGCAACAAAAAGCTTTTGATGAAGCTCTAGCAAGTATAGATAATATAAAACTCTCAGAGGCGGGTGATATATTATCCAATATTGTTGATACGCATACCAAAAAGATTAAAGACAAGCTTAGTTGGGTCGGATTGGCAGGCAACTACAAGCTTCTAAAGTTGCTTATGATTGGATCAACACTAGGAACCTATGAATTCATGATAGGGCGCGATGATCCCAATTATGCTTGTCCTGTACTCATTACTCCACTATCTAAATATGGAGAGCCGTTCACCGCAGGGCTAGATGGTATTAATCGGGATGGTGACCTTTTCCATATTATCGAAAATGAGGTATTGCGCATGAAGTGCTCACTAGACACCATAGGGCAATTTGCCAATTTCATTGGCTCAGTAACTAGGGATGCAGTATCATGAACATCAAAAGCCTAGTTAAAAGCGCCGCCAACCTAGAGTCGATGCGCTCGCAAAATCTAGAGATTAATATTGTAAGCATTATATCTATATCTCAAGACAATATCTACGCAACAGTAATGGATGTTAACCCAGACCATGGAGCTGAAAAATGTGTGGCCCGGATTATTAATCCTCTAGGAGTAACTGCACCTCTTAATGTAACTAGATACCAAGGTATTCTATTTGGATCGCCTAAAAATCCTATTGCTGTTATGCTCGTGGATGTATCAGATAACATCCATCCCGACATTAGCTATAATGGGTCTGATTCCCTACAGAGTGGAGGTGGCAAAAATACTCAAATACCAGTAATCGGGAAAATAGAAAATGATAATAAAGATGATAATCTCGACGAAAAAGCTTATCGTAGAGACCATCCCCATGACAACATGGTTGTAGTTAAACCGTTATTGCCTTCTACAACACCCAATAACTCTATTAATGATATTCCTAAAAACCCCAATCTGGCTCGAGATATACCTACGGGTTATCTTATGGTCGCTGAAGACAAAGCAAGAATTGCAGCAAGCAGCAATTGTGGCATTGAGATAGATAAATATAATGGGATTACTGCAACAGGCAAGTTTAATATTACTGCGCCTGTAGGGGAAGTTCGAATCGGCGGGATGTGGAGATTAAATCCCATGTTGATGTATATGATACCATCTACAGCTATAACGCCAATCCCTGCCCTTATCTTTTCCATACCAGGCAAAGCACTATTATCAGGTGTAGAAGACATGATAAAAGATGTTTTTTCGTAAGTAAAACACGTTAAAATAATATATTGAGGGCCAATAAATGCCAGGCACTTATTCACAACGTGACATCCAAATCACGGACGACGGCGATCTTGTTAATGACTCCAACGGCGACTTCCTAGTTGCAGACATTAATAGATCCATAGTCCAAAGTGTAATGCTATGCCTACTCACAGAGTATAGTGATTTTAATGCCTATAATGAAATAGGATCGACTCTAGAGCAATATATAGGTGAAAATAATACACAAGATACTGCCGATAATATAGCCCAAGAGATAGAAAGAGCCCTTACTGCTCGAGGAACATTCCAGGGAGACGATATAGAGGTAGATGTAATACCCATCTCGGCTACTGAACTGCTAATTAAATTAGCTATCTATAATTCCATTACAGGTGAAACCGACATTACTCTTAAGTTTGATTTAGATAATTTAGGCGCCACACTAGTAACATCGGAGTAGTTGCCATGCCTCTTGTTTTTAAAACAGTTGCCACTCTTAACAGAGAAAGTCTTCTTGCCCTGCAATCATATACTAGTACCACTATGCTGCAAGACGGCACTATTGCCAAAGCACTATTGCGCGCCATTAACATATTGTTGGGCGAGGTACATGATAATCTAGAAGTATCTTCACTTGGGCGGTATCTATCTACGGCTACAGGAGGAGAGTTAGACTATATAGGTGAAATGCTTAACTGCCCTCGTGGTGGAGCCGCTATTGCTTCTGGAGCAAATATACAAAAATTCTATGTTAATACTGGCACTCTAGGTGATCTACCTGGAATAGGGACACTATCTAACATTATCCCCGCTGGCACCATCGTATCATCCACAGACGGTGTCATTCAATATCAAGTCATGAGTTCCGTTGGGTTTGCTAATTCAGATACTCAGGTAATAACATCCATAGAAGCTTTTGAGTCTGGATTTGGGTATAATATAGGACCTAACGTTCTACGCTCACATAACCTTGGAGTGACAGGATTATTAACTACCAATATCGATAACACTACTGGTGGAACTAATATTCAAGACGATGATGAATATCGATATATGCTTAGCAAGGCAGTCACCAAAGCAGAGGCAGCCAATGAGACTGCTGTAAGATTAGCAGCACTTAGTGCTGCCGGTGTCAGCACTATATATCTTATACCCTACCAGTTTGGGGTAGGGTCCTACAATGTTATAGTGATCGGGAATACACCAGTAACTTCCGATGCAGTTCTATTAGATGTTCTTACACGTATTAGAAAGGTCACTGCACTAGGTGAATTCTGTTATGTATCTGCCCCTAGATATATGGGCATTGAGCTTACTGCTCATCTAGAGTTTAAGTCCAACCTTACTACAGTAGAGAAAGACACTCTATCCGGTATAGTAGAGCAAGCTATTTATGATTATATTAATAACATTCCTCTAGGACAGTCGTTCATTAAAAACGAATTAATTCAAAGAATTATGGATGTTTCAGACAACATACTAGATGTCATAACAGATCCATCCAATGAGAATAATCTACGCACATATATTTGGTACCCAACTACTACATTGTTTGATCCCAATACTGGGATTACTAGCTCCACGAGAGTTCGTGAAGAGTTTACAGGAAATTATAATATCAATTATTTTGATGACAAAATGGTTATTGAACAAGACATGCAAGGTTTTACTCACCCGGCTACATTTCAAGCCGTAACAATCACATGGGAATAATCTAGTTCATGAGCTCAAGCCTCAATTCATACTGTCTTCAGCCTAGTGGAGTCGCATATTACACATATGCAACCCAGGAAATAGCTAATCAGTTTCCGCGCTGGATGAAGATTCGCACAGATAAAACCTCTGTTGGGCAGGGGTTTATTAATGCTTTTGGTATGCAAGTCGAATATATAGAAAGAAAAGCCAACGAAATTGCAGATAATGATTTTCTAGTTACTGCTAGACTTAACCCCATAGATTATCTATATAAGATCGCATTAGCAAAACGGCTAAATTTAGATTATTCTACAGTTTATACCATTACCGGAAACAGGGATGGTGTTGCAATACCACTTCGCCAGATTAATACATTTACTAACTTTGGAGATAATTATCAACTTTTTGCTTATGGGATGACCCCCTCAGTATTTAGCTCGGGACTATTACAGGTCGCTGCTCCAGAAGATATCACGCTACACGAAAGTATTTTGCCCTTTGATGTAGACTATATCAATTATTATGGTGATCAAAAAGAAACATATTTCTGGCTTAACCCAGATACTCAAAAGCTCGAATACTTTTACTACACTAACGAGCAAATGGAAATTCCTCTTGAAGTTGCCCCACTTAAAGAAGTCATAGCTTCTTATACGCTACAAGCGCATGACACGCATGAGATTATATACCCATCTGGTAACTATATAGGTGCATCAATCTATGAAGACCAACTCTTGATCGCCAACCAAGATAAACTTTTCTTGTTCAATGTCAGAGCACCCCTTCTCAAAAATACCGATACGGGATGGGCGCACAATACAGAAGAGACAACCGTAGAGTCTACGGCTACCTATGATATGCCAATAATGACAGCTCCTAGCGGATTGGCATGGGATGACTCCAGTCGTAGTTTCTGGATCCAAAATGATGGCAGCTATACAAGCTTTGATTTTGAGTATGATTATTTTATGGTGGATCCCGACAATCGTAATATCCTGCTACGCAACACATATACTGAAGTTTTAGTAGATGGGGCAGCAGCTACCCCGGTAATCCAAAATGTATGGAACCATTTCGATGAATTCGGCCTGCTTTTAGATACACCTAGAAAAGATGGCGAAAATAATTACAACTATAAACAAAGACTATTGGATGTATTTAAATTTCGCAGTAACTCTACCTATCAAGGCATTATTAATTCTGTTAGTAGAGATCTATCTTTAACATACTATGGTGGCTTACTCCAGGATACATACCCAGAAAACCTTTTTGCTTCTGGGATATTTTATGCAGGGTATAATATTTACCCTTCTGGAGTCCCAGATAACATCCTAGATGTTGCCAAAATTGACACCATTAATACCGATTACCACTATGACTCCCATGTAGATGAAAACAACATACCTGATGCTACATTAGCGGATTACACCGATGAGATCCTACGTACCTACCCCATATTATGGGGTAGTGGCACTACAGACCCCTATGGCTTCATCTGGGATCTTGCCCATTTTGATGGTAGTTTTAATGCTGCTAAAATTGTGCCAGACTTTATGGGCAACCTATATTCAGGAGTACCCACAGACTATTTCCAGTCTGGTGTTGAAGATCCAGATTCTGATGCCTTGACTATTAGACTATCAAGAGATGAAAATGATAACTGGTACCCAGAGGTAAAAACAGGCGTTGCGTTTATTCACAATCAGTCATATTACATTTTTGCAGACCCACGTACGGCTCTCATACCTAGCGGTGCAATGACATTCACTCTACCAGCGGAGTATTTAGAAGATTTCCCGGTCACCGTCTATGATCCCTCTGGGTATGTAACAGGAACTTCTGGGTATCAATTCCTAGGCACCTCTATTTTTGGGGATGCCACCTATGAATTCATACCTAGTGGTCACCTACTTTTATTCGAAACACCCATTACAGACGCCCTGGAAGTATGTTATGAAACATCCTCCAGTAGATGGTGTAGGCTTCCATGGGATCTTAACCCTATTCATGGTAATTCATATGATGGATTTGTTTGGATAAGCAACCAGATCCAACAACTAGACCCAAATAATGCCATGCAATTAACTGTTAATCCTGATGAACTATACTTTGGTATGGGTGGTGCTGCCTGTATAGCCAAGGTGCTAGACACAAATGGGGAACCTGTAGTAGGTGCCCGTATCGACTTTAGCCTATCCCCAGCTACTCTAGGAATGCTTACCAATACCACTGCATGGACGCAGTTTGATGGAGCTGGGATTTCATTTTATCAACCCCCTACCACCGTATACACAGAGTCGGCGTCCGGGATCATGATTGAAGACACTCCTGCCTGGAATAATCTGGCTATGTCACCTGGTCAACCAATACAACTAGGTGGCCAAGCATGTGTGTGGTTTAATAACCAAGTATGGACATTTGGTGGATATGAATCAGTGCCAGGGGTAGATATACCTCTTCCTACAAGCAAAATTTATAGCATGACCCCCAACGCCCACCACTGGCTCAATTATGGCTCCAATACAGCTTGGCAAAACGGCCTTGTAAACGCTAGTGCTACAGTTGATGATGACAGAATATGGATGTATGGTGGAACATATTCTTCCGATCCTAGTGGCACTATCCTAACATCAAGTAATGAGATCTGGTATTCTGACAATGGCTTTACGTGGTTCCAAACAACCCCCGAAACAGGAATGCCTGGACAACGAGTGGATTACAGTTTCACAGCTTTTGCTGGGACTTTATATCTTATAGGTGGCAGAGATCCCGACACTTCGCTTCTGACAAATGATGCTTGGACTACAAGAGATGGGGTGCATTGGAACCAGATTATTGGTTGCCCTTGTGCAAATCGCTATGATCATATAGCATACTGCAAAAATGGCCTGCTTTATATTGCTGGCGGATTCGATTCAAGTAATCTTCCATTGCATTCTACCTACTCCACTACAAATGGTATAGATTGGGTGGATGAGGGTGGAGCCAATATTCATGTATCTTCTAGAGGTTGGCATGCCAAATTAGGGAACAAAATATATTTTCTCAACCCTAGCGATGGCTATGTTTATGAAAGCACAGATCTTGTAGTCTGGACTCGTGTATTAGGGAACCCCGCTTTCTATGGTAGTAACCTACAAGCATTAGGTATCGACGAAATAGGTACTATTTATATCTTAGGCCACAATACAGACCCAGCGCTTGGGTATATCTCCAGCCTTAGATCTATGCAATATACAAGAAAAGTATTATTCAATAAAGACATGACAGGAATTGAACCAGAAGAAGTTATTACGGTTTCCCAAGTAATAGAACCCTCTAATGGAGATATACGCCCCATCGTATGGCTTCAAAACCAAGGTGTTAAACAAATTACGATCCAACCGCCTCCGGCTGAAGGTTGGGTAGCAAGTGGCTATCTAGATGACCAATATGCCGTAAGATATGCATTGGGATTAAATAGTCAGGATGAAGAGTGGTATAATATAGATACTAGAAGTATTTTTATAAATCACTCTGATATAGCAGTAAATAGTGCGGAAGCTAATTTCGATCATACGGCTGCATGGTGTTATGCAGTGGACTCATATAGCTCCCCAGAAGAATATGGGAAAGTGCTTCTTTATTCTAAAGAATCACCAACCACGCCAACTACAGTGGAGTTTAATGTATACCAGCCTGCCATACCGACTAGCATTGAAATTACATCCTCGGGTAGTCTTCTTACATATCCTGTAGGTGAATGTCGCACAGATGAAAATCTACAGATGCGATGCATAGCGCCGAGCTCTGTAACGATCACAGCCTCGGGCCTCTATGAAGATCTATCCCTGGGCATTAAACAAGCCACTATACGCCTAGTGCTGGCAGAAGCCCAACAAAATGTACTAAGATTAGATAGTCGCTTTATAGACTACTTCTCATATTTGCGGAAGGCATAAAGAGGGTCTTATGGATATCAATATTAATAGTGGGAACTTCAATAACACCTTTATCGCTCCTGACTGGGATGAAGGCGAAGTGCCTACCAGTACGAAGCTTAATACTCTAACTAGTCTTGTATCTGTTTGTCTACAACGACTCAACAAAGCCATGGGCAATATCTATAGCAAAGGAATACCTAACGTTGCCTCAGCTATAGGAGATATGAACCAATTAACATCCTTGTACTCAAGCGCCACTATGGGAGGGACTACTCCGGCAATGTTTAATGTTAACCCCTCCGTATTGAGAAACCTAGTATATGTAGATGAAGTAGAACCCAAAACAAACGGCAAGTATCGCGTTCGCCTTAATGGTCATATAGGTACACAAAATATTAGATCTGATTATATCATTAATACTGTATTGGTATTACTAGATTCTACAGGCAGTGTTACCAATATCTACAATGGGACACTTACGACCACCACCGCCAACCCCACTACAGCAATTTCTGATTTCTACATAGAGATGACAACTACCGATGAAGCTACATTTGATTATGAAAGTGATAAGTTAGCAATAGTAGTAACTAATCAATCACTTTCGGATATTCTAGTTGAGATAATTAGAAATATAGGCAATGTACAATTTGCATCATTCGGCGGTTATACAGATGCCTCTGGAGACATCCAGATTGGCGCAAGTGGAACCTCGCTCACTACCGAAATCAATAGAATTGAATCCAAGCCAATAGCTGTACGATGGCGCGTGGACCTCTCACCAACTGGTGGAGGAATTTTTGGCGACAATAGGCGCTGGACAATGTCCGACTGGTTAGGAAGTTCGATCCCTAATGCTACAATAGCTGGGAATATCATTACAGCGTATACATCCTATACTGGAGCCTCTCTAGCAAGTATTCTTGACAATTCTATTCCTGGAGAAGTCTGGTGTAATAAAGTCCCACTAGCCGGCACAGGGGATACTGTTGCTAGTGGTATTTTTGCAGACTCTAGTAATAGTCTACAAATTGAGATTCCAACAGCATATCTTTCCAATGTTGGAGCTAACAACCTCTCAGTATTCGTTCCTATTAAGCTGCCATTCAACTATACTGGGCCCTACGATTATGGATGCAATAATCTCAACATAACTGCAGCTGATGCTATAGCTAAAATCATAGGTAGGCAATATGGATATGGTAGCCCTCTATATCCAGGCAGTCCAATTGCTGACCGTCTAGACCAACTTGAAGCTGGATTTGCTACTGTGAGTGGATGGATGGAACAAGTTCTAGAAAACTATCTAGGCGTTTAGGTTTTTAATCATGCGTGTTAACCAGAATTCAGATTCTTTGGGTGACCCCAATAATGCTGCGCCTGTATTCCAGGCGCGCACTATACTTACGTCCCAAACTGCAGGTCCTCTTAAACGTCTATGTACTTACATATCGGAAAGTTTAGATGACCTTAATGATGCACTTGGAGAAATTAAACAATACTATATCGGTTCAGTGGCAGGCGCTCTTGGGTTTCCAAGCGGGTTAACATCTATAACTGCAGTGGGGGATAACGCTCCCGCGCTCAAATGGATCGATGTCAATACTAATTCTAGTTTTGTACCTATTGGACTAACCAATGACGGCAATGAAGTTATAGTGTTGCCCTCAGGTGTTATTAATTACCAAAACCATTGGCGAACCGGTCAGGTATATAATACCGCTATCGTTACTTACGCATCTGGACTTATCGATAGCCAATTAGAATGCGATCTATTTACCCAGCCAGACTATGCAAGTGGCAATATCGATGCTATGATTGCAGAGCCTCTCTACAGCCCATCAGTAGATGTCAATGAAAACTATAGTCTTATCGCCTCTAATGCAACGCTTCTTGATATTACTAGAGACACACAAGAAGCTCTTGGTAATAACGAATTTATATCACGTAATGGACGACTTGAAGGGGAACAAACATTTCAAGAAGGAAGACTAAGCCATACAGACAATATTAATAGAATACAAAATAAATATTTTTATGTTAATTGGTGCATAGATCTCGACATGATTGATGCTAGTAATAATGGTGGTTATCTTACCTGGGGCTGGGATGATATCATCTGGCGCACAGATTCAATGACCAAGTATGATATGACGCTTCTATTGAGCTGTGGAGCCAGAATAGACACACGAGCAGGTGGTGTAGTTTTTACACACCAAAATACTCTATTATCAAGAAGTGGAGCAGCCAGCACAATACCAACAACTGCAGATATAGCCGTATCTGATAATACTATCTCAATCAATATGCCGGTATTCCCAGACGGAAGTAGCTATCTACAAACCGGAAATCCTAGAATAACTGCTTATATTCCAGTCGCCATTCCTTTGCGCTTATTAACATCTTATACCAATCATCGCTGGGGGCATCTAGTTGAAGAAACAATTCTTAGGATTGTAGGCCGCCAATATGGCTATGGAAGCTCAGAGTACCCACTTAGCATTGCAAGCCGGCTAGATTCCTTAGACGCTACATTAACCTGGCTATTAAATACAATCGAGCCCTTTAAGGCCTATAGAGATAGAGCATGGGCTACTGTGCCGGGAACATACGATTATACTGTTAAAAACAACGTAAGGAGAATTTTAGTAATAGTTAAAGGAGCGGGAAGTTGCGGTGGTACTGGACATGCACTACAGCGTTCAGTTCAAGTTGCCCCTATAACTGGAATTACTACAGAGGTTATTATAGCTCCAGGACATGGAGGCGGTGAAGGTGGCTGTCTAGCCCAGCTAATAGATGTCGCGCCGGGACAAAAATATGCTTATGTCGTAGGTGCCGGCGGAGGAAGGGTTGCTGGTGTCCCGCCCGCTAATGAACTCGTGCCCATAGGGGCTTCGCAAGGCTTAGCACCCAATGGAGCTGGAGGCTTCAGTGCATTCTATCTCTCTGAAACTGTCAATCCAGCCGCTCCACATATTCTTTGCTATGGAGGAAGCCCTTGCGCCTCAGTAATCGACTTCAATGGTGATCCATGGGCTTACTACTCCGATGGAGCTGGTGGCGAAGCTGGGACAGGTGGAGCTGGATCTTCCTCGATTCCAAAAAGCTCTATCTTTCCACTAGGGTCACTAGGGTATATTCATAAAAATGGATTAAGTGGAAATGTATACTTTGTCCCCCCGGGCCCAAACGCAGCCACTGATTGCCAAATTAAATCAGCTGGAGTAGGAATGGCTACCTACCCAAGTAAAACAGCTTTTGGTGGTGCACCTGCGGCAGCTAGCAATTTCTGTGGCTTGCCAGCTGGTCACGGGGGTGGCTCCTCTGTAATATATATGGGGTTTATTAAAGATACTTCTCACTTCCCCCCAACACTCAATAGATGGTACAGACAACAAATCATAAGCCCATCTGTTGGTGGTAATGGTGCCGTAGTTATAATTTCTGGCGCTAAAGTAGAAGCTCTAACTGAAGCGACATTTAATGAAGCCACTGTTGCCTCTATGCTAGGTGATGCACTTAATAGCTATTAAGGTTATCTATGGGCAAACCATATTATTTTAGATTCTCCGATGAAGTCCCTAAAGCCGATGTTCCCTCTAAAACTCTCGAGGGAGCAGTATTGGCCTATATCAACATACCTGAAATTGACCCGAGTGATGAAAATGGAAACATTCGAATCATGCCTTCGGATTTTCAATTCCCAGAAAATAATATTGCAAACTCTGACAATATTGTTACCTTTACTGGTAACTTCTATCCCTATAGTGATACCAATAATGTACTAATTACCAATATCTATAGCAACACTGGGGATACTTCTACTCTTGTGCCCCTTAATAGAACAATGGAAGTGCGTCCTCTATGGTACAAGTATACCTTTCTATCTGCTGCCCCTATTTCACCCAAACCTAATGGAGCCTATGAAATTAGAATTTTTGACAACAAGTGGAATTTAATACCCGAGGATAGATACTCAATAGAGAATAATAAAGAATTCTATACAGATCTGATTAACTCAGGAGACACCTACTACTGGGTGGTGTATTTATCTAATGGGGTGGAAGTTAAAAAGCTGTTGTCTGTCGAACCAATATTCAAAGAAGTGGTTAGTTTGGGAACCTCTAGCCAGGAATACCAAGCAGCCTATAATGAATATGATCAACAATGGACCATCACAACTAACAGCACTTCCTCTACTGATATCTTCAGCATGAAAACTATTGGCAATACTAGAATTACCTTACTACATCCTATTGAAGCTACTAAAACAGAACCATGGTATTTACAGGTGACTAATGGATATTTTAGGCGCTCGTATAATGGCCAAGAGTATGAGTACTATGTTCCAGAATATACAACCCAATTATGGTCACCTAAGTATCCATATAAATATCAACAACTTGAAACAGTCAACTTCATTGATAATAATCTAATTAAACTTAAGCAAACACCTGTTATTCCCCCAACAGACAACGTAGCTAACAAGATCAAAATATATATACGTAAAAGTACAAGTCGCTCAGACACTATCAATGAGCTTATTAATGTTGGTGGTGTGGAAATAAATACCGAGACCGACGGACCCTTCATAGATAACTCTGATTCGACATACTGGTGGCAGGCTATTATAGAAGACTATGATAGAAACACAGGGTATGTAAAAATTAGTGGGATCCAGCCACCCCCGGGCACATCTTATACTATTCCTGATGCAGACAACATGCTGTTCAGTAATGATGAGCTTTATGCTTTTTATTACTACCATGAAGAGGAATACACTTATACTGAGATTAATCTAAATCCTATCCTTGACCGCAGCCTCACTGAGTGTGGTATTTCTGTGTATCTTAAACCCGCACGAGGTTTAGGGAATTCTGGACGTTTTATAACTGATAAAACAGTCAACTACTTACGCTTCGACGAAAACAATTACTGTGAAGAATATGGAGTAACTGTCGATGAATTCTACCAGCTCTCAGACAGTACGGGTGATAGCACTGACCGAGCTACGTATCTAGAGCTTGGCCGTGTCTATGTACGCAATACTGCAGTTATTAGAGATATTACCGATGGCAATATCGTTGATGCTCGCATAAAAGGCGGCATTCTTAAAGATCCCCTAGATGACACAATCCGTGGACTTCTAGATGTCAATAGCAATGGGTTAGCTCAGTTGCGCTATTGGGATAGTTCTGTATGGCCCACTAGCTCCGTTGTAGTTATAAAGCTACCAGACTTTCTCCTTAACGATACCTGGGTATCAACTGGAACCCTACTGACTGGGGATGACCTAACTAATAGATTAAATGATATCCGCAATATCTGCAAGAAACATTTAGCAATAGGAGTCCTGCCGCTTGTGCGTTTCTATAATTCTATAACCGGGGAAATAACTGGTATTAAACCTCCCATAGATAGGAGATTTTAATGCCGCTAAATTATCTCTATACCTATTTATCATCTATCCCAACAGCTCAACGTGATAGGTTATTTAATATTTTACGCTCCGAAGTTGAGCAAGGCTATGTACCCAGCATTACCAATTACGAGGAACGCCTAGTACAAATTCTTTCCCAACTAAACACGCTGTCACCACAGCCTTCCTTTGTTTACAGAGAACAAGCCTATAGAAGTAAAACCTCTTCCTATAACATACAAGATATGGAAACGAAAGCTATCTCTGATCTTGAGATTCTATACCAAGAAGCAGTTATGCTTGAACAGGCAATCACTGCCCATGATAGCATCGTTTCATTTAAGCTTGATTCCATCAATAGTGCTATTGATAGACTAGAAAAAGAAATCAATGCTATGGAAATTCTTGCTGCCTCTACCGATGGCACAGTTTCTGTAGTATTCGATTCCTTTGCAGACGGAGATACACACCGTCTTACACGAAGTCTAGCTGGCTCAGATCTATGGCCGTTCATTATAGATGGCTATGACTTATTAGATAGCAAATACGACGCCAAAGTCGATACTGGTGAGCTTACGCTCCCGATAAAGACTGCCCGCGTAGCACGGCTGGCGGCAGCAAGCATTAGCAACCAAGTTCCCCCTGGCGACCAATCCCACGCCACAGTCGATACACCCACACAAGAGGCAAGCTTTAGTTTAGCTCAACTTCTGGATAATAACCCCAATACATATTGGGCTGAAACTGTCTCCATAGAAACTAAAAGCACAGACAAGGCCACTGCGGAACTAACCCTTACTTTAGCTGGTCCAATACAAGCCAATAAAATAACACTGCGGCCGTTCTCCAGATATCCATTTAAAATTACTCGCATGCAATATAAGAGTTCTTCGGGAGCATCTGCCTGGACAGAACTAGAAGATGTTACCTATCCGGTTCTATTAGATCAGGATGAAATCGTTCGCTTTCCCTATGTGCTCATGCACCAATTAAAACTATATATTGAACAAACCAATATCTCTGGTTATCGCTATATAGTAGACAATACCGATACTAATATTAAACAAATCTTTGATTATGCTACTGGACAAATGACAGATATAGCCGGAGATGTTATATCTAATCGCAATATTTACTATGCCATGTCTAGCAACATGCAGCGCTTGTTAAATGTAGAACAAGATAGGCTGCTAGATGTAGACACAGTTAATGTCTACCAATTCATGTATGGATTTAAAGAGATAGTTGTTGAGAGTGACATATATGAAAGCGCCGGCCTCTTTGTGTCTGAAATAACACAAGTAGATAATGCAGGAGCTCTTGGGTTAACTACTGAAGAAGTTTTACCAGAGAATTGTTTTGTAGAATATGATGCTCTAATAGACTATTATCAAGAAGATGGTTTTAGCGGGCGGCAAGCCTATAACCTATTACCTGTTGATACAACTATGGTAAACGAGATCCTCGACGGTATTGAAAATACGACACAAACCTCCTGGAGTTGTACGACAAGATTTCCGGTTGAAAATACGTTAACATTATATATGAATGGCACACTTCTAGAATCAAGTGAATATTCTACGACCACCAATCTTGATGGAACCGCTACTGTCACCATCACCAATGCAACAATAAAGAATAACCTTAGACGCTCTAGCGTCTTTTCGTGTTCCTATACTCCAACCAAATCCACCTATAATGTAACTCTTGATCATAACAAATACGTTAAAGCTAGACTTCGAGTTGTACTAAGAACCAATCGTTCCAATTTCATGATTACACCAGAAATAGCCGCCTATTACTTGCGGTTTAAGAAATATACAGGTATATAATATTATGCCAGAATTATTCTATCCAGACCCAGTTATAGTTTATGATCTTATCAAAGCTAAAATAGCTGAGATTGAAGATCTCTATAAGCGCAGGCTTATAGGCAATAAAGTTAATGAAAACTTTAAACACTTACCATCAGAAGTTATTGGGGCCATTAGTGAAGCTATTGAAGCACTAAAAACATCGGCCACCTCTGTTGGTGTTCAATTAATCCAGTCAGGCGAGGTCCCAAATTCTACAGCCTATAATAAGTTTTGGAAATCTGTCCAGATAGATCTTAAGATCTTATTTAAAGCAATGACGGACTTAGGAAATATATTAAAAGACCAACATAACTATATTATGAGCGATGTTGATAATTTAATATTATCCCTAAAAATGGCGAGCAGCAAATTATCAAACTACGCTTTATATGCTGCAGCCGAAAGCCCCAACGAACGTACATTTATTGAAACATTTAATGATATCACCCAGTTAGATGCTTTGGCTCCTGCTCCTGATGGCAAAGCAGAGGTATCAACAGTTGAGGGTATTGTAACGCTAGGCGTCTCTCAACGACATATCTTGACTAAAACCGAAGTGGCTGCCATTACAATCAACTCCACCCTAAGCAATGGAACTATTTACGGCAGTAGAACTCTCATGGATATTATAAATAGCGGGGACTTTTTATTATTCGAATATGAAAGAACAGCTTCTACGTCAGACAATATAAAGCTTACTCTCGACTTTACTATAGCCCTAAATGAACTAACCATTCTTAATCACATTCGTATTGTGCCTAATAATTTTGGTACACGTACTTGGCCGAAGATTACCAGACTAGATGTGTCTGAAGACGGAAGCACTTACGACAGTCTACGAGATGAACTTCTAGGTGATAGCACTGATGACACTCCATTTACGCTTGCACCCTACTCCAGCAAATATGCAGGAGAGGGAAGATTTTCATTTATCCCTCGCCGGATACGTTATATCCGCCTCACTATTGAACAAGTTACACCCTATCTCGACCCAGTGCGTAATGTTTGGAGATGGCCAATTGGGATCAAGAATATTGAATTGACTCAATTAACATACAAAGATACGTCTGAGGTTACTTCCAAAGACTATGCAGTGGGCCACACTATTGGCAAAATTTCACTTGACGGTATTGATTACCCCCAAAGAGCATACGCCGAAAGTGTTCAGGCTTCCACGGCAGATATTCGCTATGCTATCTCCGTGGATGGGGGCAGCACCTGGAAACCTATTAGCCCACGATATTTCCAAAATACCGACGCGGCTATGGCTGAAATTATTAACGTAAACAATATTGATTCCCAGAATAGTCCCAATGCTGTCGGAAGTATTAATACATCCTTTGAGGCTACATCGCTCCGTTATAAAATTAAGCTCTATAAAAATAGTAGTGGCGTAGAGATCGCGGATGATTTACTACCCTATTATACGCCCGTAGTACGCAGTGTAACACTTAGTGTGACCACCAAAGAGGTAATATAATGTCTGTGTCCGAACGACGGCTTGCTGCCTATACAGATGCCCTACTTAAGGAATACATCCAAGATGGCACATTGCCAGATGAAACGCTTATGGAAAAAGCGCTTAATACAAAATTTGCCAATTACTATAATCCAGCCACTGGCAATTTTGATATTAATAGACCTCTATGGGAACAACACTCTATAGGATATAGAACAATCAGCGATTATACCACCTGGAATACGATTCAAACCCAGGCAAGCGAAGACTTCGATATCCTTTATAGTGAATCTCTTGCTGATGCCAAAACCCTGACAGACAAGCTATATGAATATAGCACCAAAGCAGCAATGACCCGAAGACGGCTTGCGCGTTTAGTTAATAGAATAGAGAATCTATTACTATTAGGTAATGACACAGCGGGGTTCCTAGACTCCTTTTATGACACCTTCATCGATGACCAATATGTATCAAGATATACCCCGGTTTCAACTACTGCTTTTGTTAATGTTGATAAGCAGCTAGTTGAATTACCCGAGGATACATCAAGTGAAATAGATGGTGCTGTAGAAACAAGCTCTATTTTAAACCTCACAGCTATCAAAAACTCCGATATCAAAATGGCCGTCCAAAATAGCGTAGCCTCTGTTATAAGTATTTCCAACGCTTCATTAACTGATATTTTTAACAATCAGGCAGTAGCTTGGCAAAAAGAGTTTATCCTTAATAATACAGAACCACTACGATTAGAGATTACCGTAAGGGTATCTCCTCTCGAGCCAGTTTCAATTAATAGAATTGAGCTCGCCACTAAGATGCCAGATGCTACTAATCAGGTATTAATCCAGGCCCAGTATTCCCCGGATGGCATTAGCTTTTATGATGTACCATCAGTAACAAACCCACAATACTCTCGAGGCGAAACGCAGTTTATATTTAGAACTATATGGGCTACACACTTTAAGTTCTATTTTACTAAGACAGTGCCTGATAATGGTAATAGCTACTATATGGGAATACAATACATTAACTTCATGGAAATGAAATATGCTGATTCCGCAATCCTCTATTCAACTCCAATTACTAGACCCAACAATTTAGTAATCAATCGAGTAGCCTGCGAGGTATGCGAAAACTGTCCACAGGGGACCGAGATCGAATATTTTGTCGGCTATCCAACTGGCTCTGGATCTGAGTATGTATTCACTCCAATAAGCCACACCGCTGACGATAGTCCAGAACACGCCAAAATAGTCGATGTCAGTCACCTAAGTGAAATAGATACCATTAATCCGAGTGATGCGTGGTTAATTAACTCATCGGGTAGGCTCGAGATTAATTTATCAGAAATAGCCTCTGAGGGGTTTATCGCTTCAGATCCCAATGTACTAGAAACCCTGCTTGTTTATAGAGGACTTGGGCCCGACATAGCAGAAGCTACACAGCCCTACAACGCGACAGGTTACGATTCAGATACAACTCTTTTTGGGTCTGGGGCCTTCGTTACACATGTGGAGATCAATAACCCAGAAGGAATTACCTGGGACTTAGGAACTACAGTATTGGCCGTAGATGATAAATTATGTACTGGGCACACAACGCTCACTATGGGCCTTCATAAAATAGCTACTCCTCGACTTGATATACATCAGGAAACTATAGCTTCAGGGTGTGATGCATACTTTGGTTATAAAGCACAGCTAGCATCCTATTATGATTTTGATAATAACATTGACATAGAGGATGTTCGCTACTATACATATGAATCTGCCAGTGGCATTATTACTATTAATCCCATACCGACCCAATCGGGGATTATTGAAGTCGATAACAAGTTGTCATTCGAGTATGATAACAATACCTATTCTTCTGCTATCATACCCATCACTATAGGAAATACCGCCGCGATTACACTAAACGCTACTTTAAACAATGGGTTAATTGTCAGCTTCACTGATGGTGGGCACTGGATAAACGAAATTCATCTGGACCTATCTACTAATTTTACAAATAATGTCCTTAGAATTGAACGAACCTATGACGGTATCACCTGGGACGTCATTGATGATAAGCAAGCTGTCCTACAAACTGGAACAAGCATTGCTGGCTACATTAAGTTCGACGCCCCATTCTATGCTACAAAAGTTCGGGTCTCTATCAAGCAAGGTTCCAATCTAACAATAGCAGCCAATGGAATCTCCCTTTATGAGCCAGTATTTATAACTAATAATACAGTTATGAGCAAACCTCTCATGTTAGAGTACGGTAACACATGGGATAAAATTCTTGATCCGTGGGATGGTTCTCAAACAATTAACATTATTAACTATTATAATAGTGTAGTTCTTGGCAACACCACGCCGTCCCCCACCGGCAGTAGTATTGCTGGCATTACAATCCCACATATAAGACTAAAGATATTCAATGCTAATATATCTCCCTATATGCATCCATTATCTATTACTGGGATACCACTAAATAGCGAATCGATATACATATACTGCAAGTATGTTAAACAGCAGGATGCAGATACCCTCAATCATGTCATCTTAAAAGCTATTCTTTATGGAAATGAAGAAGATAACTCTATAACACCAGAGCTGCTTAGTTACCGCGTAAAAATGTCTTAAAACACATTATAATATATAGTGAATTCTGGAGGCAAGCTGATGGAACTTAATTTCCAATTTCAGGCCCTAACTGGCGCTTATCGCGGCAGCTATAGCAACCAATTAAGCGATTTAGCTAAGCTTAATGCTATGTTATATTCGCTTGCCCTTGACATGAATAATGTCGAAGCAGCTATCACAGCTCTCCAGAGTACATCGGAAGGCAATGTAGACGTTACTAAATTTGTGGTTAATACCCTAGATGGTAATGTCATTAAAGATAATTCTATTAGTGCAAGTAAAATCACTGATAGTAGCATTACCGGTAGTAAAATAATCACTAACTCAATTAGTGGTATTAAAAATGAGAATATCGCCTCAGATGCCGCTATCGCATCCTCTAAATTAGATCTATCTGGTCTTTCTCATACAGCACTAGAAAATATTGGATCCTATACACATGCGCAAATTGATTCCTTGCTTAATGTGCTGTTTACCAATACAGGAGTTACTCAAGCTCCAGCATGGCCAAGTCTAACAAGTCGCATTTCGGGCATAGATAGTACTCTTACTACATTAGGTGCCTTTGTCTCTATCGGATCACTTAAAACGACCTCACAAAACGTGCGTGGTTCACTTAATGAACTTCATGATGAAATAGCAACCATATCAGTAAGTGGGTATTTTAGCGGCGAAGCCTCTACGGGAACTACTGCTGCTGACTTTACTATTTATGAGGGCTATCTGGGGGCTCCTTCATACCCCTCGTATCTTGAATTCGAGCGTGGGACCAGCACAAATGGTCGCATTGGATATCCATATGATAGTGAAACATTACGGATATACAATGCAGATAGTAGCCCTATAGCTTGTGAAATTATAGGCGATCTAGATGTAAACCGCAACCTCGAAGTTGTACATAATACTATTCTAGGAACAGCCAGCGGAGATACTATTGCTTTTGATGGCAGCATCAACAGCAATATAGTGCCATTCCACAGTGGAATCTATAACATAGGCTCTGCTCCCAGACCCTTCAACACCATATATGCTCATAGCATTGTTATGCAACCAAGCGGGATTAGCGGCAGTCTAGACAGAGCAGGCACAGCCACAATACTCACAGGAAATGCCAATGTGTGTGTAAATGCAGATGTATCTCCAACTACATTAGCTTTTATTACCGCAACTGGTAATAATGCAGATGATATTAATCTACGTACTTTTAACTTATTAGCTGGTTCAGGTTTTGTAATTGGTACAAAAACAGGGGCTAATGTTACCAGTAATCTTACAGTCAACTGGATGGTTATTAACTAACCTCCGTTACTTAAGGGAGAGTGGTAAGAATGAACGGGAATGTTATACCTGTAAATGACCACCACATAGCAATTATGCAAGCCCTGGATAGTAAGGTAAAAAAGACTATACAGAAGCTCAAGGTAATGAAACACTATTTAGAGCGCACAAACAATTCAAATACCGCCGGAGTGGATCATGACGGAGCAAAACCAACAACAAGAAGCTCTTCGTAGAGTAGACCAGCTCTCTTTCCTACTAGACCAATTTACCGGATCCGTTTCTCATCTAACCGATGCTTTAACCCAGGTAAATGAAAAACTAGATCAGGTAAGTGAATCTAATATTTTAACATCTTCAGATGTCGAACATTTGAAGGAAATAATCAATCAACTGAATAGAGTAGTCTTAGCGGGTAATGGGCAAGAATCCCTTCTATCCCGAGTTTCTAAACTAGAGCAATACTGTAAACAACACCAAGACGAATATAGCAATTTAAAAGATAGAACCGATACACACCTAACCCAGCTTGCAGATAATGCTCCCAATAAAGAGTCCAAGCTAGTATCATCTCCAACTTTTTGGGCCGCCATTCTGGCTGTTGCTGGAAGTATTATTGCCCTGTTTTCTAATATTGGTGGAAAATTACTGGAAGTTATTAATAAGCTTATTGAAGCCCTAGGATAGCGACATGACAGATCTAGCCAATTATGTAAGTAATAATAGATTCACGGCAGCCATGAATGCTATCGATAATGAAATCGCCGCCCTACAAGTATCGATCGCAGCTATTGACACAACTACGACCTCACAAGAGCTGATTAATACATCTCTAGAAAATTATGTTAGCAATACAAGATTTACTGCAGCTATGGTAGCAGTTAATGATGCTATTGCCGCGCTCTCTACTTCTCTCAACAGTTTAACTACTCGAGTTGAAACTCTCGAAGCCAAGGTCAATGTTCTAGAAAATGCCTAGGTGATATAAGCATAATGGCAACCTCAGAATTCCTACCTCGTATTCTCATTAAAGATAACATAATTGAGCCTGGAACATCTGGTCAAATATTCCAGACTTATGATAGTGGTGTGCCCATTGCTGCTTGGGTTACTGTTTGGGGAGATGGGACTATTCTCCCTGGAGGGGAACTTGTTGTTTACGGCGTTGACCCCTCAGGTCACACACATGAGCACAATGATCTTAATGGTTTACAAGGTGGACAACCACCAGATCAATTTTATCATATCACCGAAGATCAATTTGGTGGCATTACAACAGCCTTCAACCCTGCCTCTAATAACCGATTTTTAACAGCTGATGATCCTACTGTAACGCACTCCTTTATATCTGACTTCGATGATGCTGTAACAGAAATTGTAACAGCCTCTGGAGACCCAGCGCGGCTAAACCACGCTCTTCTGTTCAACCTGAACTCAACCAACTATACACACCTAACAGCAGCAAACCACACGGATTTAACTGACGGTGGCGACACAAATCTTCATATACACGATAATCGTTATTTCACAGAAACTGAAATCCAGGATCTACTGGCGGCTACTTCAGGATGGATCTTTAGCGGATATATTCCATACACTGGCGCAACTCAAGACGCGAATTTGGGAACACATCTGCTAGAAGCTGGATCAGGAATCTTTCATGACCATGTGGGATTTGGTGCCGTACACCCAGATTTCGCTATTGATGTTCTTGGATCTGGCCACTTTAGCAATAATATTCTACTCGATAATTATGCGGCTCTAATCACAGATTGCATCCAAGACCGTTCAACGGGCGTTAATTATATTTTTAGACCCATAGGTACTGCTAGCTATACTAAAATAAGTGGCAGCGATGGGAATACTTACATACAAGTAGGCCCATCATATATCACAAGTGCTGTTCTAGATGGCACTAGTCTACAACTACGCGATGATGGAAATTCCAAATTTTCCAGTCCCAAAAACTTTATCTTCGATGCAGACACCGGTACTAATTTTATGATATATACTCCTAATTCTGGGGGTATAGCCTGGGATGCTGGAGCAACAAATGACATCCGAACATATAGTACTCTCTATGCTCGCATGCGAGCTAAAGCTGGTACTGAACTATACGAAGATTATATTGGACTTCGATTATATAATGGATCGGGTAACCCAACTATTTTATTGGACGCTCCAAGCGGTATTATCACTGGCCGTCAACTTGTTTCTGATATGCCTACTGGATTACCACCACTAGTGGTTAGTTCTACTACTCTTAGCTCTAATCTCAATGCTGACTTATTAGATGGGCAACATGCCACATACTTTCTTGACACTTCCGCCACAGCCCAAACTAAAACTGGTAACCTCGTCTTAGGTGGAACA